GGCGGCGTCCGTTCCGGTGAAGCACGACGGCAGCAGACCGCTCGACCAGCCGAAGCAAAGACGAAGCAGAGGGCCCGCGGAAATGAAGCACAAGCCGCTGAAACAGCAAGCAAAACTGAAGCAAATGCGAAGCAAAGACGAAGCAAAGACGAAGCAAACCTGAAGCAAACGGGAAGCAAAGGCGAAGCAAACGCGAAGCAAACGGGAAGCAAAAGCGAAGCAGAGGGCCAAGCAAACGGGAAGCAAAACGAAGCTCTGCAGTCTGCATCTGCTTCTGCATCTGCTTCTGCTTCCCCTAGACCTGTATTTAATTCTTTCCCTCGAGTGGGTGGTAGACCTGGACGCGGCCCGACCGACGCGCCAACGGAATTTGAAATCAGCGAGCAGATGCGGGAATGGGCAAATGCGGAAGGCTTTGACAATCCCACCATCGCTCAGGAAACCGCCATGATGCTGGATCACTTCCGCGGCAAAGGCCAGCGCCGGACGGACTGGGTGGCGACGTGGCGGAACTGGTTGAGACGCGAACGCAAATACGGAGGTTCCGGAAATGGAAAGCAACGGCAGTACGAATCCCCCGCTCAAGCGCGCATGCGACGACAAGACGAAGCGGAGGCACGTGTGCTTGCAAAATTTGAAGCGGATGGAGGCGGCGTTCCGCACTGAACTGAACGAGCGGGAACTGGAGATCTACGTGGATGCGCTCGAGACGACGCCGACGCTGGATCTGGTCGAGGCAGTGGCGGACGTGATCCGGACCTGGCGGCCGCAGTTCGGGGTGAACTTTCCGCCCATCTACGACGTGCTGGACGCGATCCAGGTCGTGCACGGCAGACGTTTACTGGAGAAAAAAACAGCCGTGATTCTCGAGCGGAACGACAAGCCACCGACATGGGAAGCGTTGCGGGAGAAGGCCGGCGTCAGCCACGAGCAAGTCCAGGCGTGGCGGGAAGCGGGCAAGCAGGCCCAGCGCCAGCATATCGCCGAGCTGGAACGGGACCCGGAGTGGCAATTGCTGTACGTGAAATTCGCTCAAGCCCGACGGGGGCGGCCTCGATTATCGACGGTGCCCGAGGAAGGGGACGAGCGCTCCCAATGGGCGAAAGACCAAGCGGAAAAGCAGGGATGGCGGTGAATGTGGATTCGGCGATGACCCTCGCCCGACAGATGCGCCGGTGCGAAGTGTGTGGGAAGTTTTTCGACGTGCCCTTGCTGCGCTCGGATAGCCGCGGGGTGCCGATGGTGCGGATTTCCGGTCCATGGGTCTGTTCTCGAGTGCACGAGACGGGCGAAGCGCGGCAGCTCGAATGGTCGCTGTTGGGGAACGTGTTCGCGAAAGGGCTCCGGCGATGAATCGCGGATTATGGCCCAGCAGGAATAAATACCACGCCAAGCGCACCGAAGTCGATGGGCACTGGTTCGATTCCGACCGGGAAGCGAAACGCTATGGGGAATTGAAGCTGCTCGTTCGGGCCGGCATCATCTCGAATCTGGAGTTGCAGAAAAGCTACACCCTCGAGGTTCATGGCGTCTTGATCGCGACATACAAAGCGGATTTTGTGTACAAAGACCTCGAGGGCCGCCAGGTCGTGGAAGACGTGAAATCGCCCGCGACCCGGACCCGGGATTATATCCTCAAAGCGAAACTGATGCTGGCCTGCCACAACATCCGGATCGTGGAAGTCTAAGAAGCGGTCCAATCCCAGCCTTGCTCCAGACAATGGCGGGTGAACGGGGAGAGTCCGACCGAGAGTTCGGGGCCGCCGGTTTCCACCGCATGATCCATGGTGATGGACTTCGGCGGGCGTCCTGAGCGGAAGACCTCGACAACACCGTGGATCTGGAGGTCTTCGACGATGCGCTGGACGAGGAATTGGCTGCGGCCCCACTGTTTCAAGTGGAAGGCGAGATCGCGCAGTCCCAGGACCTCGGCGGGCGGGGTCAACTGGTGGAGGACCCGGACCAGTTCCGCGGCAAGGCGCGGGGTGGAGTCGAGGGCGACTTTGGCGACGAGGGGCCAGCGCTCGGCCTCGCCGAGGCCGATGGCTTCCAGGCCGAGCGCGAGTTGGCCTAAAACCGTCGCCAGGCGCTGGGGCCGTTCGGCCTCCATGGCCTCGGCGACGCCCTCTAGCGAGTGCCGGACGGGGGAGCGGAGCCGGACGCTCAATGAGGCCATGGCGGTGAACCGCCGCTCTTCGGTGGGGGTCCAGTCCCGTTTCGGGCGGGGCGCCAGGGTGCGGAAAAAACCCGCGACCCGGCCCCGGAGGATGCGGTTCACCTCCAGTGGATCCTTGTTCTGGAGGGCGCGGGCGGTTTCGCCAAGCGAGTCGGAAGCGGGAAAGCGGAAGTAGAGCCAGCGTTCGCCGAGTTCCCGATTCAAGCGCTGGTGTCGATCGATGGCGGGGGTGGCGGCGCCTAAAAACGTCAGGTGCCCGAACGGCTCCCCGGCTTTCTGCGGTCCCCAGATCAGACGCCGGCCGCCGCCGCCGGCGATGGGCCGGACCCAGCGGCCGCCATAAATATCGCGGAAGGCGGCCAGGACCTGCTGGAGGGAAATGGCCGGGAGGGCGAGCATGCCGGCCATATCGGTCATGAGCAAGATGCCGTTTAAGCCCAGTTCGCGCAGCAGACCTCCGGAACCCCCGGGCGGGGCGTCCTTGCGGAAGGTGCCGCTGAGCAAAGCGGCGGGACTGGCGATGGTGGAGACGATGCGGGCCGAGGGCAGGCCCGCCAACAATTCGAGCATCTGGGTTTTGCCGCAGGCCGAGGGTCCGACGAGGATCAACCAGACGGGATTGCCGGGGAGGCGATTGGCGGCGACAGCGCCGAGCGTCACCAGCAGCGGCGAGGGATCGGGCAAATACAGGTAGCGCCGGATTTCCGAGAGCAACCGATCCAGCCCCTGGGGGAGCTCGGGGGAAGCCGAGATGCTTCGCACTTTAGCGCTGAGGCGACATGGGGGGAGGATAGCGTCGATTGTTTTGGCTGTCAAATCAGCGTGATGGTTTGCGGGGAAGCCCGCGGCGGACCAGTTCGACGATGGCGCGGGAAAAACTGAGGCCTTCGGCCTGGCGGAAGCGCTCGACGTCTTCGCGGGTTTCTAAGGGCAGGCTGACGCCGACGACGACGTAGCTATGGTCGCGGCTGGAGCGGCCGCAACCGCAATCTTTGAGTTTGCGTTTGCCGGGAAAGCGGGAGGCCCAGAGGGCGATGGTTTTGCCGCAGAGGCAGGTCAGTTCCATCCAATCCAGGCGGTCTTCAATGCCGTCTTGGGCAAAGAGGCGCTTGCCGCAGGAGGTGAGGGTCAAACAGCCGAAGCGGTCGCCCTTGCGGAGAACGACCGACCAGCCGCCGGCTTGGATGACGCGGACGGAGTCCTCGGGCCAGAATTCGGTACGCGGTTCGGGCTGATAAAGGCGGGACATTTTCAAATTTATACCGGCGATTTCAAATGATTTTCAATTTATACGGCGCTTTCTATTTTCGCTTTTTTCCGCTCACGGTAGAGACGTTGCCGTACGGCCGCGGGCTTCTCGCTGCGCCCGGGCCGGCTCGTCCAGCTGTTCTTCCCGCCCTTTTTCCCGCCCAAGCGCGCGATCGCGGAACGTTCTTCGGCAGACAAGGCGAGTGCCCGCGCCTTGCCTCCCAAAGAACCGAGTTCCTGTGCGGCCTTATTCTTCTTTGCCTTCAATGTCTTTATCTCTCATCGTATTTTCAGGAGCAGGGCCCGCATCGCCGGGGATGCTGAGGATCGAGATACGGGTATAGCCGAGTGCCCAGACCTGTTTTTCGTACTCCTCCAGCGTGATCTCGCCGTTGCTCATCTTCAGATTCAAGATCGTCACTGCATCCGCTGGATCGTTCGTCATGCGGGGATTCCTCCTTATTCTTTGCCTTCAATGTCTGTATCTCTCATCGTAAAAGCTCCCGCGCGGCCTGATCTTCCGAACGCAAATAGGCATCGTAATCTTGCTGCTCGGCGGGCAAAGCCTGAAAGATCTCATCCCGTCGGCGCGCGAATTGTTCGTACAGATCATCGAACGCTTTCGATTCCGGACGGACGACGGGTGAACCGTCACGGTAGCGCCACGATTCCGCCTCGCGATTGCTCACGATCCGCTGTGGTAACAGGGAGGTGATTTGCTGGGTCTGTTCTAAGCGCGCCACGCGCTTAGAGAGCCAGGCCGCGCATTCGGAGCGGCTAGCGGGCCCGTAGTACTCAAAATGAAAGGAACCGGGAATATTGATTGTGGCAAACATTAGCGTTCCCCCCATCCGTTGCTGCAGGTGCAACCGGATTTCTTGGCGCACAGTTTCTCTGCCACCCTGGCCATGCGCCGCCGTGCTTGGGAATCGCCCGTATAGGCGCGATATTCGATGGCTTCCATTTCTTCCGGCGTTAAACGGACGTGTGTGGACGTATTGTGAAAGCTGTTCTTGAGTCGTGTTATCTTTCGAGTCATGGGTCTTGCCTCCATCTCTTTGTCATTATCGGTTTTAACTTACTGCTAAGCTTATGTCAAGCGGCTTGCCGCTATGTCGGTCGGATTTATACTCGGATTTTCAAATTTATACTGGCGATTTCAAGTGATTTTCAAATCACTTCGTCCCACATTTTCGAGTCTTCCTGGAAAAAACGGGCCCGTTGTTCCGACGGGCCCGTTTTGTTTTTTAATTCTCGTAATCGCTTTCCACCCCGTCATTGGGCGAAATACACTCGAATCCCAGTTTGGCGCGGAGTTCCCAGGCGATCCGTAATTTCATTTCCAAAAACCATTCTTCATAGCCAGTGAATCCGGTGAATACCATGCGTTCCCTCCTGATTACTCGTCTTTTGCTAACGTGCATGTCGGTCTGTGATAATCGTTAGCCCCGCATTCGCGGCATGTGTTCTGACCGTCGCAGTGTTCGTTTTCCACGTAGTTGTGTCGTGTCATGTAAGCGGATTCCATTTCCGCTACCAAAGCGGCAAGCATGGTGTCCCAGTCTGCAAATGTGCGACGCTCTACGATTTTGCCTTTGTTGCCAATCAGGACATAGCCCTCGTAATCGCCATTGTCCTCGACATACTCGTTCGTTGTCTGGATCGTTACGATTTCCGGTGTTGATTCTTCACTCACCCAGCCGCGGACAGCGTTGTACAACTCTTCTAAACTTCCGAATACGTGTACGCCGTGATCCAGATTACCTGCGCTTGTCTCGCTTCGATGCTTTCCTAACTTCAGTCCAGCTGGCTGTACTCGGTAAACGATCCTTTTGTTGATCATTTCGTCTCCTATTGTTTGTTTAAAGTGTGATCACAAAGCCGTTCTCTGCCCGACGTGCGGCGCCCTTTGCCTTTAACCCGACGACCACCCCGGCCGGATCCAAGAAACGCAAATCCGTTTCATCGCCGTTGACCACCCTCCGATTGCGGTAGGAGCTCGGAAATTCGGCCGGCGATTTCACGCCAAATACGGCCGCGATGTTTTTGCCGTGCGCTTGCCAGATACCGGCGTCGCGCCGGTTTTTCAGAGTTTCTGCTAGCGAAAAGGTCAAGTGGTAATTCGGGATATCGTGTCGACGGAGGGTATAGGGTGCTTTCGTGTAGTCGTAAAATTGTTCGGTCGGAAATGCCGCGAAGATGTGCGGATAACGAACGCCAGCACGCTTCACAGGAATCTTTTCCCAGACCTGGTCACTGGTACCGTTCAACCGGAATACGGGAGTCAAACGCTTGCGCAGTGCGTAGCGTATGCCTTTTTCGATATCGCGAACCAGCAAGGCTAAGAACGTCTCGCGATCGGTCCGGAATAAGCGTGTGCGTCGGATCCGTGCGTCTTGTACCGCGTTTGTTTCTTCGCCTGGCTTGAAAATCCCACCGTGCCCTGCGGTATTCAGACAGAGCGCTTCACATTCCGGAGTACTCCATGGGCACATGTTGTAGCCGGACCGTTTCGCCGGCGCCAAGTGCAGAATGAAGGTGAAATGCTGTTGTTTCTCCGACTTTGCCGTTTTGGGATTACTAGAACCTAAGGTGAGTAACTGAAATGGTTTCTTCTGTGGTAAATTCTGAGTTGACATTCGTTTCCTTTCGTGATGGTTAGGTTTCGAGTGATCAATGGGCTCTCCTCGGGTGCAACCGACGAGAGCCCGCGTTATTTACTCAAGTGATCGGCCACAATGCGCCGCTTGAAAGTTCTTTGTAGTCGCGATTCTCACGAAATTGCCGCCGTAAGAACTTCAGAGCGATCCGTGCTCGTTGACAATGTCTCCGGTGTTCATGGTCCGAACGCAGTTTCCAAGGGCATGTGGATTCGTTGTAAATGTGGCAAAGTGTGCTGACGTCCCATTTCGTTTTCATTGAAGTCTCCTATCGGGTGTAGACCAGATACGCCAAAACCAAGTGTTGAATCATGGCCGCGATGATGAACGCATAAGCAAAGATCGGTCTGACTTTCATGTGTTTGTCCTTCCTTCTCTACCAGTCAAAATGCGTGCAGACACCATTGGCGGCTGCACACGCGCTGAAATCATGTCGGCGTATCGCTTGCAGCTGCTGTGCCTCCATCTCGCGCTTCGCTTGGCCCCATCCCTGCCGTGGCGCTGCTCCTGCCTTCAATTCACTACAGCGCGGGCAGCCCTCTTGTCGGCGCCCAAACACCACGGCATGGTTATGTTTCGTGTTCGTCTCTTGGGTTCTGTTCATGTCTCTATCTCCTCTACTTAAACTTGACGATAAGAATATGTCACGCGCCCGCAGATGTCAAGCTTTTTTATTATTAAGCTGGCAACCAGCGTAACGCGTTTATTCTCAGGCCTCCGGAAATGAGCGCATTTCCCACCTGGCGGACTCCGGTTGGCTACTCACTCTCTTGCAGCGCTTTTCCCTCGAGAGCTCCGCTACGATCGGGCCCAGCGCTTCACTTCCGGACTCCCTGGCCTGGCTGCCGGCTTCTCTCGCTTCGCTTGCGGGGACTCGCCAAGCACACGGACTCAAGCGTATCCTGCTGGCGAGGTATCTTGCAGTATACTGCTGCTGCCGAATGTATCGTTGTGCGACATAGTGCGCTCGATTGTGCCATTGTTAACATAATACCCCAACTGGGAACTTCCGATTATCAGCACTGTATCTTGTAGCCTCAAGCTGCACTCCATACTAGGCTACCTCGCTTGCCTATGTATCGGCGACCGATCGTTTCCGCGGTTCCCGTTGTCCCCATCCCCGCCTCATTGTCCGAGGGGGGTGGGCGGGGAATGTGCGCGCTGGCTCGAACCAACGACGGATTATTTTTTCGTCGGCGGCTCCAGCCAACGGCGTGCGATTTTTGCTGGCGTCGCTTTTTTTGGGGAGGGTTTTTTTGGGGAGGGGAGGGGGTTGAGCCTCAGACGCGAGGGTCGAATCGGCGGCGGCGTTCGCGTTCGCGTCGGGTTTGGCGCTGCCACACGCGTCCAAAGATGCGGAGGAACAGGAGGGCATCGCGAATCCAGAGTCGCCAGAGGACGAGGACGGCCAGCATCGCGAAGGCGCCTTCAAGCAGACACTTCATGGGAGTTCCTTTTCATCGGGAGGCTCCCGTTCCCGGATGCTTAGGGAACCGGGATCAGGAGGCCGAAATCGGGGAGGAGGGGTCGTCAGTGACGTCGGTGAAGGGTAGCATACAAGGGAAGGGTTTCTCAAAGGGAAGCGGGTTCCGGGGGTCGAGGGAGAGGGGATCCGCACCCGGGCGTGACTAGAAGAGTTCCTTCGTCGTCGTGAAATTGTACTTATCGATCTTCACGACCTTCGCTAACTGCTCTTCTAAATCTCGAAGTGCTTCGATAACACTCAGGCCACGGCCTTCCATAACCGTTCGAGCATCCTCAGTGTTGAACGTTGCAGAGTACCCATCGACGACATAGATGATCGTGATGTCCTGATGCAGCCCAAGCAGTCGATCACAATTCGGTGTGACTCCAGGTGTTCTCATGCAAGAAGTATAGCGTAGTGCGGACTTGCGCGGTGTATAGTTTTGCTATACCATCGGTGCGGGGGGAAGAAGGATCCACGATGAAGCACGATGGGGAGATGCGGGATGAGGGAGGGCACGACCGTCTTCACACCTGGAACGTGTTGGAACAGCTGCGTCGGGAAGCGGTGGAGGTCTTGATGGCGGCGGTGCGTCGCTTGGACGCCATTGAGGTCCTGGAGCGGTCCTTGGAACCGGGGGCGCGGGGGCGGCCCGCACCGCTGCCGGAAGCGGTGATGCCGGCCGGCTCGCTATCGGTGGTGCTGCGTCAGCTGTTGGACGGTCATCCGGAGGGGGAGACGGTCGCCCACTTGACCGAGGAACTGGTGTCGGCGGGTTTCCGCTTCCCGTCGCGGAAGCGCACGGCGGCGGCACAAGTGGCCGCCACCTTGGCGCAGTTGCGCCGGCAGGGCCACGCCCGCATCGAGCGCGGCTCAAACCCGCGCGCGCATCGGCACAAACCGGCCCGGGTGGCGAAGCCCCGATGAGCGGCTTTTGGCTGGACCTGGGGCTGGGCATCGCCCTCATGCTCGCCCTCGCAGTGGTGGCGGTGGCCGTCGCCGTCTGGTGGGTGGGCCGCAGTCCCGATCCGGAAGTCCCCATCCTCCAGCGGAGGCCGCGGCCATGAAACGCCAGCGCTGGGTCGATCCGGAGGGTCGGGAGGCCCAGGCATCGCTCATCGCCTGGGCGCACCAGGCCGAACGCCTTGCGGGGGACCCGGACGTGGCCCTGTGGCTGAAGCAGTGTTTCTATCAAAGCGCCTTCGATGCGCGGCGCTTTGCCGCCCAACTCTCCCGAAACCGGGAAACGAAAACCGACAACGGGGACTGGGAGTGGGCCTTCCGACCCGATGCGGAAGCGGAAAAAGTCATGAGGATGGAGGAGGAAGAACTGCTGAAGATGCAGGAAGAAGAAGAAATGATAAAGAACCAAGCGAAAGCCATGCGGGGCAAAATGAGGGACAAATCGAAACGGGGTGCGACAGGCGGGTTCCCTGCGGGCAAGCCCGGAATGTGAGAATGATGAGCAATAGGATGTACAACATCGGTTTGAACCGCATCGGGCCGGACGATGAAGGCGAGCTGCTGCAGTTTCAGGTGCGGATCGAGGCGGGAAATGTAGTCATTCACTTCGACACGGAAGTCACCTGGTTCGGGATGCCTCCGCGTGTGGCGCGGATGGTGGCCCGGGCCCTGACGGGTGCGGCCGACCAGATCGATGGCAACATCGAGGTCAAGCATGACCCGCAGTGAAATTTCTCCTGCCAGGTGAAATGGCTTCGAAATCTTAAAGAAACAGGGGGCAGTCCAGACCATGAAAATGAGCAGCATTTTGGGGGCATGGCTACTGATGGCCGTACCCATCCTGGGGCAGAATGCCAAGAGTGCCACGATGAAGGGTTTACCCGGTGTCGAACTCACGGGGGACCTGACGCGGCCCGTGATTCGGAACCATACTCCACGGAAAATCGTGGGATACACGATCAACTTCGACTACCTCAACGGAGGCGTCGCTCATGTGCGAACCGCCTTTGGTCCGCTGCGCAATGGCGATCGGAGTACCGTCCTTCCACCCGGAGGATCCCAACTCGTGATTCCCTCGTGGAATATCGTTGGTCCGGATGGGCCTCTTCACGATTTGACGGGAGTCGCTCTCGACGCAGTCATTTTTGACGACGGCGAAGTGGTCGGTCCCGATTCCAACCATACGGCGGATGCCGTTCAGGCTCAGCTTCAAGCCGAAAAGGATCTCGATCAGCAGTTCCTGGAACTGAAGAAGTCCCGTGGGAACGCGGATGCATGGAACTACGTCTACGATGTCCAAGACGGTCGGTTCCGCATACCGGATCATGTCCTGAACAAAGCGATTTATGCGGCCGAGATCAAGTCGCGGGCAACGGAATTGATCCGTGTCCTGCGCAAGCAGGATGAAAATGCGGCATTGGATTTGGCGGCTCGCAGTGCCCTCTATCCGACGCTGTGGAGGAAGAAATGAAACGATGCTTGTGGATTCTTGGGGTGTTTTGGCTGTCCGTGCCTCTGATGGCTCAGACATCGTTCCACGATTATACCGGGGACGATCACACCTGGGGGAATTTCACTCCGGGATGGAATCCGGGTCCGCTCCACATGGGTCCGGCGGTTGCCGCCGGATACGCCGAGTGGGCGACGGGGTATCTGGCGGGCTTTGCGGTATGCAACTATCCCTATCCCTTCAAGTCGGTCGGCTTCGGGGTCGCGATCTACAACAATTGCGGATGGGTGGGAGGCCCATTTGCCATTGGTATCGGGGATGGAGACCTCCAGTGGCATGCCGAATACGGATGGTCGATTGAAGCGCACTTGGCGCAGTATAACTTATGGAACGGCAAGATTCAGGATGAGGCGCTGGTCTATAACAACTGCGACGTCGAGTTGGTGGCGGGAACCAACCGGACGCGGGTGATTATCGTCGAGTGGATCCGGAATGATTGCTTCGGCGGTCCGCTGGATCTCAGTAGTGGCGATGACGGGCCGCCTCCCCTACCCTAAGTCGGGGAGCGCGCCGCGCCATGCACCTTGAACTCTTGCGTCAATGGATTCAGCAGCACCGGGAGGCACTCGATTGCCTGGAACGCATGCTGGAGCGGGAGATGCAGACAGCGGACCGAAAGACAACGACTGGCCGAAACACAACGACAACGAAAAGCGATATAACCGCGACGGCAGAGGGACCGACAACGGTTGCCGGAGCATGCGAGGCGCTCCTCCAGGAACGAGGCACAATGCATATCGACACGATCCAAATCGAGCTGAAGCATCGTTTCGGGATCGATGTGACACGGAAGAATCTCGCGAATATCCTGAACCGCTGGATATGGCGCGGCGCGAAATTCGAGCGGCCTAAACCCCTCACGTATGGCCTGATACGATCGAAAGGAACATCACGGGGGATCTGATGGCTCCCATGAGCAGGATGAACCCCGACGGGTTTTCGATTCGGGACCCGCTGGCCCATCGAGCCAGAGGACGATCGGTCCATCCGCGCTGGTGTCGACGTGGGCAATCACCCAGAGTTGGCCCCGCGTATCCATCACCTGGACTTCACGGCCAGCGGGTTCGTCATCGAGCAGGGTCCCGAGTTCCTGGGCGGTCATCCGTGGATCCGAAGGCCCAGATACGACCACACCCCGATCCGATCCAAGAGCCAGATCAAGATCATCACCACGACGACCCAGTCCAAAAGCCTCTTCCATTGGGCGTCCATCGGCACATAGCGGTGGACCAGATGGAGGAGGGTGCCGGCGATGACGATGACGAGGATGACGGTGAGGATCGTCGTCATCGCCGAGCGTCTCCCGTCGGGCGGGGCTTATTCGCCATGGCAGGCAATGGCGGCATTGGCCGTCATGACCGCTTCCCGGATTTTCCGTATCGCCTCGCTCTGGTCCACCGATGGCGGTGTACAGTCGACAACGACATTGGCAAAGGCTAAAGCGGCGGTACGGACCTTCGAATAGCGTTCCGGCTCATCGCCCTGCGGTTCGTGGTAGCTGAACCAGTTGGCCAGTTGTTCTCCCGTTATCATCGCGTCGACCTCCTTTTTTCGGCCATCTTAAGTCCGTCGGCACAAATAACCCATCCGGGGTCCGAACAGCATTTTGAATTCCGCCCACTTCTGGCTCCAGCCGTCGGGGAGCCCATAGCCATAGGCGCCGTTCCAGGGCGTTAACCGGTAGTCGCTCCGGAAGCGTTCGATGTGAAAGCCGACGCGCTCTAAATCCCGCTTCAATTCCAGGGGACTGTACAAGTATTCATAGACAAAGTCCATCGTTCCGGCTTTTTGGCCTTCGGTCGATAAGCGCCGGTAGCGCCAGTTCCAGCGATTGGGCACGGTGATGGCGCAATACCCGTACTCTTTAGTCCATCGGTAAAGTCGAGCCAGCGCCAACTGCCGGTCGTAGCGATCCGGGATATGCTCGACGGTGGAGAACGAGAGGACCAGATCGAATTGCTGCGTCCCTAAAGGATTCGCCTGCCACGCGGCAGTCACACTGTGCTTGGCGAAGCGCACTTTCCGGGCGAGTTCCGCCGACGCATGCTGACAGAAGCGCATGGAGGCCATATCGATGATGGCTTGATTGGCGTCCATCGCCAGCCACGAATCGGCTTGATCGGCCCACTGCAATTCGTCAATCGGCTCGGCACAGCCCACATTCAAGACATCCCCGCGGACCACTCCCTCGATCAGGCTCCAGTCCGAGAGGGCCTTGGATGCCAGATACTGCGCGTTGTGCTGATAGTCGGCTCGAGCGGCGTAAGTGGTGGATTTCTCCGTCGCGCTCATGGGATATCTTCCAGCTTGAGGACGATTTGTTGAGGAAATTGGCCTCTCGGCAATAACCGAAGCGTGCGCTGATGATCGCCGCGCTGGATGATCGCCGTCAGCGGCTCCGTCGTGTTATTGATGAGCGTCAAGGCGCTGGGGGAAATTCTTGGAAATAACGGCTTATACGCGATGCTCCGTGTGCGCTCTTGAAGGACGACGACCAGACTGAGGACGAGCGTGAGCATCCAGCCGAGATTACTCATTTTCATTATGGACTTTCCATAAGGTTTCATGGATATGGCCCCAGTCTTCACCGCTGACGAACTCGATCACGCCATGGAGCGCTTCGCCTAAAATCACGCCGCTGGAGGCAAGGACGAGCGTCAGGAGGGCGGCTTTAGCCCAAGCCCGCATCCGCTTTTCCCTTGGCCCGGTAGCGCCGGTTGGCCTCGCGCTGGCGTTTGCGCCGGGTATGGGCATTCAATTTCTCCAGATAGCGCCGGTTGGCTTCCAGACATCGTGCCGCGACATGCAACCGGTTATGGAAGACGCAGCGCTTCGCCCCCGCCGAGGGCTGACCGCATTCGACGCAGGTCACGCGTTTCGTGCCCCGGGCCCGTATCGGGATCGCGGCGCGCTCCAGCGCGTGATAGACCGTCCAGGTGCCGACCCGCAAGCGCTTGCAGATGGCCGGTATGCCGATCTGTCGCTGATAGAGCCGCACGATTTCATCCCGGACTTCCCGCTCGAGTTCCGGAGGCATTTTAGTGGCGTCCTCGGCGCCACCACATCCAGCCCGCCAGCCCGAGGACCAGAACGAACAACGCACTGCCGCCCATTCGCCCCCAATCGATCATCAATATTGATCCTGGGGGATATTCAAGAAGTCGTAATCGGGATCATACAGCAAGCGGATCAGCCGTTCCCCATAGCGCGTGTAATCGTAGTATTTGCGGGCCGCGCGGCACCAGCCGACGACAATCTTCATCCGGTAGCCCGAGGGTGAACCGTATTCGCGGTAGCGCAGGCACGAGATCGGTTCCAAAAACTGATGCTCGATCAAACTGGTGATGAAGGACGTGCGGTCCCGCCACGGCGAGTCGACGAGGCGCACCAGCTTGGCGCGATCCGGCAGGGTTTCCAGGCGGGCCCCGCCTTTGCGATGCCGGATGCGCTTCGGCTCCCCGAGGGGCATCACCTCGTCCCAGTAGTAGCGGAGGATTTGGCGGTGCCAGCGCAGCACATAACTGGAGAGGATCCGCCGCACCATCGCCTGATCGGTGGAAGCGGTCGCCGCTCGACCGAAAAGGGCGGCCCGGTTGGCCTCGAGCCGGTGGATGTTGCGCAACAGGACGGGTCCATACTGCAAGTCTCGGTTCAAGTCTTCCAGATCCTTCAGCCACACGGTGACGGCCGGGGGCCATTCCGCGATGGGGACCGCCGGCTGGCGATTCACCGGGTCCAGGACCAGTTTCATCTGCCGCAGCAATTCTTCCCTCGCCTCGCGGGAGGGCAGACGCTCAACCTCGACTTCGCCGTTCAAGCGGACCGTCTCTTGGCAAAGGATCCGGTAGGTTTCCGTTGTGGGCTCATCCATCTTGCGGTCGTTCATGTCGATGTCGATGAAGATCCGCCCTTTCAAATGGCGCTCCTTCAGCCACAGGTACGTCGACTGCTCGTAGAGGTCCAGGGCGAGCGGTTTTCGGGAGCGCATGGGTGCCAGATCTTCCAGCTTCGGCCACCCCAGCCGCTCCAGCACCCATCCGAGATCCTCCCAGAAGGGATGGCGTTTGGCATCAATCGCGAGCCAGACCGGCGCTTCCGGATACGCCAGAACCAGGGCCGCCAGGATCGTTTCCATCAGCTCTTCCGGGATCCCATACTCGGAGGCGGCGTACGCCTTGACGTCGTGGAGCCGCGAGCGGCACTGCTCGCCGTAGCGTTCATCCGGTTCGCTCGAGCGGACGATGGAAAAAGGTCTTGACACGCCAAAAAAACTAGCATTACCGTGGTTTTTTTCCTAACGGAATTCGCGATGACCCTGGCCGATTTCCTCCAGCGCCTGCGCTCGCCGAAAGAGACACTGAAAACGGCCTTGCTGACGATTGTCCTGGCCACCATCTCCATCATCGGCACCCAGATCTCGACCGGCCTCTACAATATCCTTTACGCCCGCCTGGAATTCCCGATGGTCGTGGCGGGTGTGGAATCGCTCCGGCAGGATCTGCAAACGGTCCCCTGTACGGCGATCCCGATGATGGCCAATCAGGCCGTCGAGGTGAACCGCATTATCGATTACCGCAAGGAAGTGCGGCGCCACTGGTGGAGTTACTGGATGGTGCATCCGGACTGGTTAGCCGTCCGGCGCCTCCAGATCCCGTGCCGGCCGTTGCGGGAGATGGCCCCGTGATCATCGATCTTGTGCTCGGGGCCGTGGTCGTCGTCCTCTACTACCCGGCACTCCACGGCCCGTTTCTCTTCGACGATCTGGCGATCCTGAATGGGTTGCGCCAAGACCGTCGTCCCCCGTGGGTGGTGTTCTATACGCAACTGCGCAACACCCGCCTGGATCAGTGGCGCGCGTATGTGGAATCCCGTCCCCTGACGTGGCTCTCCTACCGGCTGGACTTTTATCGCGCGGGCATGAATCCCAAAACCTTCCACCGGACCAACATCGCCCTGCACCTGGTGGCGGTGGTTCTGGCCTACCATTGGACGCGTCACTGGTTGCCGGACGCTCGAGCCGCCCTGGTCGCTTTATTGTTCGCCGTTCACCCGTTGGCGACGGGGGCAGTGGCCTACATCTCGGGGCGGGCGTCGGTGTTGTGTGCCGTCTTCATGTTGGCCGCTCTGGTGGCGGCGGTTTCCCGATTCTGGCCGCTTGCCTTGCTCTTCGGGATCTTGGCGTTGATGTCGAAAGAAGAAGCGGTGCTGGTGCCGCTGTTTCTGGGAGCCGTCCTGTGGCTGAACTAAGAGCGCTCCCGCCCCACCACCGCCTGGCTCTCTTGCTGGGCCATTATCTGACGGGTCCGCTCTTGGGCGTCCGCCAGAAACTGGTCGTGCTGGACCAGCGGCAATCGGAACCCGAGTTGTTCTGGGGCTATCTGGTTCTGGCTTCGGCTCTCGGCCTGATCCTGACACCGCTCGGCTTCCCGTTCCGCTTCGGTCTTCTGGTGACGCTCGGACCCATCCTGATCTATATCGTTTCGCCCGTGGACAACGTCGTCATCGAGTACCGCGCCTACCTGTCCGCCTTCGGTGTCGCCCTGGTTTTGGCGCCGCTCGGATGGGGGATCGTGCCGCTGGCCGTGGCCTGGATGGTGCTCGGCCGCCGGCGTATCGGGGTCTATGGCTCCACTTCCCGGTTCTGGCTCCAGGCCAAAACCGACTGTCCCATTCCGGCCCTGCTCTTGCGCCATCTGGAAGCCGTTCACCAGGTTGATGACGAGTGTCAGACCCTGATCGGTATCGCCATGGTCCGCTTCGATGCCTCGAAATATCCAACGGTGGACGAATTGGAAGAAGCCCGCTTTATCCTGGACGAAGTGACGACGAAATACCCCGACCAGGCGAGGGGCTGGGTGGAGTTGGCGGCGATCGAATACCAGTTGAGCCACTTCAAAAAGGCGGTCGACGCCTATCGCATGGCGCTGGTCGTTGCGCCCGAAAGTGCCCGGGCGCACGCGGGTCTCGCCGAGGCGCTCGCTCGGAGCGGGGCGCTGGATCCGGCGGTGACGCATTTCCGGCGAGCCTGGGAACTGGAGCCGGGGAATGAGGCGCACCGCCTCCATTTCTTGGAAGCGTTGGAAAAAGCGAATCGGTGGCTGGAACTGGGGATGCATACGGCTATACTCGACAAAGAGCGCATGCTCTATGTGAGTCCGGATATGCTGCCGAAGGAGATCACCCATGGCTGAAGCCAAGACCGCAGCGCCGACCACCTCCCCTCCGGCCTTGCCGCGCTCCTGGTCCTCGCTCGCTTTTGAAGGACTGACGCCCGAGGATGGTGGCGCGAGCCTGTTCCGCAAATGGCACGGTTCGATTGTCGCGCTGCGCTCGGATGGCGAGATGTTTTCCATCGCGTTGAACTTCCTGCAACAGGACTCCCCGATGCACATGGGCCAGGTGCTGGCGGAAGCCATCGAACGGCTGGAGAGCTACCGGATCTGCGCCTGTACGGCGAAAGCGCTCTGTGCGCTGCACCGGGCGATGGAGAAGCCATGACCCAACTCCCGTCCAAAGTCGAATACCACGACATCAACGGCGAGGAAGCGCTGGAGATCCTGCACACGCGCTTCTGGGATTTTATCCGGACCCTGCCCGAACTGGAGCGCCGCTTCGCCTTAACCCGTCTCATCTTGCGGCTGGAAATCACGCTGGATATCTACGGGGCGGCCAAGCAAGTCCATCCGCACTACTTTGAAGCCGTGGCTTCGGAAACGCCACCGCCGGAGTGGGAATCCGTCGGAGAGCACCACCAGGCCGATATCGTGGTGGACAGCCGCAGCAACGCCCCCGACGAGATCCGCGAAATGCACGGTTTGCCCTTGCCGGAGGCGCGGCGGCAGGCGATGGGTTTTCACGAAACCGTCTATGCCTCGCCCGTCGCCGAAGCCCGATTCCAGCGTCCGCCCCCGCTGCGTCCGGCCGCGCTGCTGCCGGCCAATCAAGCGAATCCGAACGCGAAGGAAGTCGGCAAGCGCTCCTACGCTGCCTGGATTGAGCAGGACTACGGCTCGTTGCAGCAGGGCGAGCGCACGGTGGAGGAAGCCCCGGTGGTGGGCGGTCCGAAAATCGTCGAATCCGGCGGCACCGCTTCCGGCGGTCACGCGCCGGTGCAGCCCGATTTCCGGGCGGCCGATCATCGCCAGGGGATGAGCGAAGCGAAAGGCCGCGACATTTTCCGTGACGCCCTGGAGCGGGGCCAGGCCATCGATGGCGAACAATCCGAAATGCCGAAGCCGCCGCCGCCACCGCCCTTGCCCAAGCCCAATCCGCCGCCCAAACCCGGGCCTCGACCGCCGAGGCCGCCGAGGCCACGATGACGTTAAAGGTGGTGTACCACAATCCCAACGCCTCGGGCGGCAATATCTACTTCCTCCAAGAGGTGCGCAAGTACATGACCAAAAATCGCGAGTTGCACATCTGGCTGAAGGATTCGCCCGAGCCCGAGCCGATCATCTTTGCCGTCGGTCAATGGATCTGTGCCGAGCCTCAAACCGTGGTCCAGCCCACCAGCGCCAACGGCCATCGCCGCCGGCAGTCGACTTTAAGCGATTTGACCTACCCGACGCCCGAAGCGCACCAAGAGCGCCAGAATGCCCTGGCGGAATTCGCCGTCGGCAATCAAGTGGTCCCGTGGTCGGATCGGCATATGCAGGCCGTGCTCGAGTACGAAAAGCTGATGGAGTCCGAATACGGTCCGGATGCTGTGAAAGAACTGCCCTGGAATAAGGTCGTTGCCCGGGCCAGCGATGGGCGGAGGCCTTAAATGCCACGTCGTCCGACCGCCCGCGAACGCCAGGCCTTGAAAGCGCGGAAGGCCTCCAGGTCGTTCGCCAACGGTCTGGGCGCTCAACTCAAAATTCCGAAGACGCCGCTGGTCCTGGCGTTCCAGCACCTGGATCCGAACTGGCGCGCCTATTTGTACTATGTCGACCAGGCCGCCCAGGATGGGGACGCCGATATGCAGAAATTGGTCGACACGTTCAAAAAGATGACCCGCTACGAGCAGGATCATTATCTGTCTCCGGAATGGCTCTGCGAACATGCGGGCGTCGCGCCGCGGACGCTGTTGAAAGCGATTGTCCCGTTTTTATACGACCACGGCCATTTCGAACACACCATTGTGCAATCGATTTACCGTCCCAAGGTCTACATCCACACGGCCAAACAAGCGCTGCGCTCCGGAGCGGACGGTTTCAAAGACCGCGAACTGTTTTTGAAAACGACCGGGGATGTCCCCATCCCGCGCCACCAGACGACGAATATCCAGGCGGTCGGCGGCACCCATTCCTTGATCGGCAAGCGCTCGCCCATCGCCGCCCTCCCCTCTCCCGGTGAGGAGATCATGGAATTGGAACTCGCCGATACCCTCGACGCCGACGGCAGTTAAGGTAAACTCGAGCTCGTGAGCTACACCCTCCGTTACGCCTTCTTCGACAACTGGATCGTCTGGCGCGCCTATGACGGGAACGGGAATCCCGTGGATGAGCGGCCGGGCTCGCTCCTCGCCATCACGGTGAAAGACGCGCGCTCCGACTGCAAGCGCTGCGCGGGCACGGGTCTCATGTCGGGCTTTATGATCTGCTACTGCGGCCTCCGCATCCGCTCCAATTGTGGCTCCGCGGACCATCATCATGTACCACCACCAGGTTATTGACGAGCGCATCCAGAAGGTGATCGAGCGCAACCGGGAGCGTGCCAAACAAGTCTCCGCCGAGGAGCGCGCCCGCATCTACCCGCTGAAGCCGCCGGTCTACCATACCCGTTCGGAAGTCGAATCCGGCCTCGGCCACCTGAAAACGCTCTGGCTCGAGGAGGAGCAGCGCTGGTCCCGGGCCCTCTTGGCCGAAGAGACGGAGTTCATCCGCAACTCGCGCTTCCTCTGCCGCTACGACTTCCATTACTGGAAAACCCGCTTCGTCTGGATCAAGGATCGCTCGGACCGCATCGTCCGCTATACCCCGTGGGTGTCTCAGCGCATCTTGAACGACATCTATGCCGAAAACGAATACGAAGGCATTGGCATTGAACTGCAGTCGTTGAAAGCACGCCAGCTGGGGATCTCGCGCGAAGTCTCCTTGACCCAGCTGCACCGCGTGCAATTCTATTCGCACATCAATGCCGTGCTGGCGTCCTCGACTCCGGACAAAAGCGGCAAACTGGCCGACATGATGGAGATCGTCATCCGCTACCAGCCGCCGTGGCTGGTGCCCGGCTTCACGGGCGGTCCCCGGGACGCGGCCAAGAAGCAGGGCGGGGAGTGGTTTGAATTCGACACGGGAGCGGCTGTGACCCTGCAGTCCGGCTCTCAAGTCTCGGGTATCGCCCGCGGCACGACGCCGACGGTGGTGCACATTTCCGAATTGGCGGAATTCGAGTACCAGGGTCTCGGTCCGGAGGAACTGATCGATTCCTCGCTCTTTCGCGCGGTGCATCCGGACGCCCGTGTGTTCATGGTCCTGGAATCGACCGCTCTGGGCATGAACAACTGGTGGCACAAAACCTGGCTGAACTCGAAATCGGGCTGGCCCCAACGGCGCTCGCGCTTACGCCCGGTCTTTCTGCCGTGGTTCATCGGCTCTCCCGAGCACGGCTATGTCTATCCCGAGCCCGGGTTCATCAAACAATCGCCCGTGCCGGCTGACTACATTCCGGCCCATTGGGCCGAAGAGCACGCCAAACGGGCTCAACATTTTGTCCAGTCCAATGATTTACTGCGTAAGTATATGGGCGCGAACTGGCAAATGCCCAAAGAGCAGATCTGGTTCTATGAAGTCGAACGCCAGCAAGCCATCAATAAAAACGCCTTGAACAAATTCTTCCAGGAGATGCCCAGCAGTGACGACGAGGCCTTTCAGTCCACCAACATCTCCATCTTTTCGACCGATACCATCGTCGCTCACCGCGACCGCATCCGCGCCCCCTTGGGCGTCTATGGCTTAGCGGGTCCCGACATGTCGCCGCGCACCATGCTGTACAGCCGCTCTCAGATCGAGCCCGCCAAAGCGATCGTCGATATCCACTACGAGTGGGGCCGCCAGCCCCGTCACTATCAATTGATCCCCCTGCGCTGGCAGGGCTACGCGACCGACGACGGACTCGATAAGATCTACATCTGGGAATGGCCCGAAGATGGCCACATCTACGGCGTGGGCGGGGATACCGCCGACGGCATCGGCAAAGACCGCTCGGTGCTGGAAGTGCTGCGTAAAGGCACACCCTATCAAACCGCACGCCAATGTGCGGAATTTGCCTCCGACAAGCTCAACGCCTTGGATTTAACGCCGTATGCGATGGCCTTATCGGCCTTATATTCGGTGCGCACCACGGAGGATTACGGCGGCTTCCGGCGCCAGTGCCGAACCGCGATTGAATGTAAGGGGAAGGGGGATCTGACGCAGTTGGGTATGCGTTTGGACGGCTGGTCGAATTTCCATCCCTGGATACGGCCCGACAACAAACGTCTGGATGTCAGCCATTACCATAAAATCGGCATCTTCACCAACGAATGGTTTCGTCAATCCATTCAGGAGTACCTGACCAAAATGCTGAGAGATATGGAAGTGGAACTCTCCAGTCCGTATTTAGTCAATGAAATGCAGTCGCTGGAGGCCGACAGCGTGTCGCAGTCGTTTCATACGGCCTATGGCGGCCACGACGACCGCGTCATGTCTCTGGGCTTCATCATCATTTCGCTGTATCAGTGGGAGCCGAACCGCCCGGTGGCGACCGCGCCACCGAGCGCCCAGCAATTGGCGGATGCCGAAATGACACCCCGGGCGTATGCACGGTATACTCCGTCTTCTCAAGAACGTCCGTTGGAAGAACTGTAAATCATGCAGCATATCCAAGGCTTCGTCGAAGAAGGCAATGTCCAGGTCGGTATCGGCGGTAGCAGCGTGAATCTGGCCACTCTGGGCCAGCCCATCGATACGCAGCAGTCGTTTCCCGGGGCATTGGTCACTGTCTTCAACGCCGGGACGACCACCCTGGCGACGATTCAGGCGGATAAGCTGGGGACGCCGAAACCCAACCCGTTCTTTGCGGATGCGTTTGGCTACTGGTCCTTCTACTCCGGCGGCGGCAACTTCGATGTCCAGTTCTCGGGTGTGGCGGGGCTGCAGACACCCTTTACGCTGACCGATATGACCATCCCCGGCAGTGTGGCCATTGGCGCGGGAGTGGCAGGAGCCAGCTCGGGATCGGTGCTGTTCGTGGACGCTTCCGGGAATCTGGCCCAGGACAATCCGAACTTCTTCTGGGATACGGGAACGCACAGCCTGCGCGTCGCCAGCCCAACGTTTGCCACTCCTGCATCGCACGGTTTATACATGCATAACGCGCTGGTGTTCGATAACCAGGCTGCAGCGGGCGGCGGTATATCTCAGTTTGACTCGTCAGGCTCCAGACAGGGCATTCTCTGGCTGGACGGCGCAAACCCCGATGTTCTCCATATCCGTAATAATCAGCGAGGGGTCGGTGGCGCGATCAGCCTAGAGTCCGAAGGCGGCGGTAATATTTCGGTCTGGATCGATGCTCAAGGGCGCGCTGGCATTAATGTGATTCCCAATGACCGGCTCCAGGTGTTCGGCAATGTGACGGTCGCTGGAGTGGCCGGTGCCGGATTTTATCTTTACAACGTGGGGGATGCAGCCGCGACGAATAAGGAGTACATAAGCCTTATCACCGCGTCGGGACCGGTATTCTCTTTGCAATCGACCGCAGCTGGGACAGGCGTGGTGCGGGATATGGCGATCCAGACCGGAACCACGCCGGGAACGGGCCTGTATTTCAGGGCATCGACGTCGACTGTGGGCATCGGCACCACCAATCCTCCGGTCAAGCTCACGGTGTCGAATGCCGGAGCGGAAGGCTTGGAAGTCAATCCTACGGGCGGAAATGTGAGCCTTCAGGCCTACAACCGGAGCGGGGTCGCCTATGCGCCGATGCTGCTCTCGGCATCGGTGCACCACATCCAGATCGCGGGGACCGACGCGATGTTCATCAACGCGAGCAGTAACGTGGGTATCGGGACCGGAAACCCGCCGGTGAAACTGACGGTATCGAATGCGGGGGCGGAGGGGATGGAGGTGAACCCGACGGGAGGCAATGTCACCCTCCAAGCCTACAACCGCTCGACGTTTGCCTATGCACCGCTGCTGCTTTCCGGATCGAATGTTCGTTTCCAGGTTGCGGGAACGGATGCGATGGATGTGGATGTCAACAGCAACGTCATTGTACTGAATCGGCTCCAGACGGCTGTCGCCTATGGTGTAACTGCTGCAGCGACGATTACTCTTCCTAATAATGGAAATGTGTTCGTGATCAATGGAAATACGGCCATTTCCAATATTGCACTCACGAACTGGCAGGTGGGCTCGATCATCGTCCTGGTGTTTACGGGCACGCCCACACTGAACGAAGCGGCGGGAGGGTCCGGTCAGATTTTAATGAGAACGGGTGCCAATCTGGTAGTGGTAGCCGGGACCACGCATACGTTTGTACTCGTCAATGCGACATCCTGGTATCAGGTGAACTAATGGAACTGACAACTGAAGAGAAAGCCTTCCTAACCAATCTGCTCCAGCAGGTCAATATCCGGCCTGCGCAACCGGATGCGGAGCAAGTGGTGACTCTGGTGAAGTCGATCCTTATCAAACTGGACGGGAATAAATAGGACATGGGCAAGCTTCAAGGTTGGGTCGAACAAGGTGGCGCGTTGGTGGTCGGTGGCAGTGTCACGATCCCGCCAGCCGTTCCGCCCACCAAGATTTCACAACTCCTGGGTCCGGCGGTGGTCAGTGCCTGTGATTTTCCCGGAGCCGATGCCGGGCAGAGGATTGCCGCAGCGGCAGCCGGTCTTCCCACTTCAGGAGGAACAATCGATGCTCGCTGTCTGACAGGAGGCCAAGTATTCAGTTCCGACCCGTTTGCCGGGATGAATGTCCGTGGGCCGATCACGGTCGTGATGGCCGCCGCGACATTCACGTCGAATGTGAATCTCAGTGTACCGGTCAATGTGAACCTGATGATGCTTCAGGGCGCGATCATCTCGATGAACACCGGGACGACGCTGACGATCCACGGGGGTATGGTGGCGAGTTCCGTCACCACGCACTTCCTTGGAACCGGATCGGTGGTGTTCGCCTCGGCATTCCTCGCCGCCGTGTATCCGCAGTGGTGGGGTGCCGGACAAGGCATGGGGGATACGGCGGCGATCCAGGCGGCGGTGAATTCCCTCGTCACGACCGGCGGGGTCGTCTATTTCCCGAGTGGGCTGTACACGATCACGGGCACGATTCTCGTATCGAGTGTACAACCGATTCATCTCTTGGGCGATATGGGTGGCACGATTGCCGTCCCTTCCGCCACCAAAGCGGCACTCGTGCTGGGAGCGACGATCAGCGGGCCGATGATTCGCTACACGGCGACCGATCCCGCGAATCGCGGTACCACCTCGGGAGGGGGCCGGATTCAGGGTTTGGTCTTTGTCGATCTGACCAATCGCGGTTTCAGCTGCACGGCGGTGCTGGATCTGCACGATTGTGGTGTGTCCCTTCTAACCAATTGTGTCTTCCAGTGGATCAAAGGATCGGCGATTCTGGGGGAAAACCTCGTCCAGTCTGAGATTTCGAGCAACGTCATTCGGTATTGTGGGGATACCGGCCTTCCTGCTGTGAATCTTCCATCCACCACTTTCCCGTTTGTGGCGCAGTCGTTGCGGATTGCCGGGAACCGCATCGAGGTCAATTACAGTGCGCCCTATCTGCAGCTCGGAGCCAACGCGATTGATGTCAGCGTGATGGATAACCGATTTGAAGCCGATGACACCGGAACCCCGGCGAGTAATCAACTCTTTCTGACCTTAAGTGCGAGTGCGATTCGCGTGATCGGTAATAGTTTTAACCGGAACACGGGACAGTTGGTGGCCATCGGTGGACGGAATAATGTGGTTCAAGGAAATAGCTTCCGGGGTAACGCCTATCCCACGACCAGCATGGAAGTGTCCGGGTCGAATAACGTGGTTTCCGGAAATACGTTTGTCTCCAGCCGGACCGGCATCGAGGTGCTGTTGTCGGGATTATCGAATTCCTTTACCGGCAACACCATGTTTACGTCGGGCTCGATCAAATCGATTCAGGTCGGTAACGTGATTGCCAATAATACGTTGGTCCAACTCACCGCGACCTCGGCCAATCTCGGGGTGGGCGAGGATTTCTGGATCGATGCCTCGAGCGCGGCGTCCTACAACGCGATAACGGGCAACCTGTTGGACAATAACGGGGGGACGATCACCAATGTCGGCGCGATCCGTTCGGCGGCGGCGGGCTCGACCCTCACGGGCAATGTGACGCGCAGTTTTATGGGGACGGGCAGTGGCGCGATTGGTGTCAAGCTCGATGCCAATCTTCAAACCTTCACCGGCAATCAATCGGATTCCCCGTTCTCGACCACCTTTACCAATTCGGCGATCGGTGACAATGTCATGAGCGGCGTGATCGGTCTGCAGATGCCCAATAACGTGGCGATCACCGGGACCAATGCGGCTAGCACGGCGCAGATTCCCATCGTGTCGGTGAGCTCGGGCAACACGATTCAGGTGGATGCCCAAAGCCACGGAACGGTATTTGGGGGACGTGTCCAGGAGTTTGAGGGTACGCCTGTGGCTTCCGCTTCGCTCGTGACCTTGGGTCAGGGCAATCTCTTCCAAATCACGGGAGCGACCACCATCAACAATATCGACCAGACGGGGTGGCAGTCCGGTTCGATGATCACCCTCTTCATCGGTAGCGGCACCACGCTGACACTGGCTCACGCCCAGGCGGGAAGTGGGGCGCTCTATAACCGCAGCGGCGCCAATCTCACCGTCACTGGACCCGTCACGGTCACCTATATCCAGGCGGGCACCTTTTGGGTTCAGGTGAACTAGATGGCGGTTCAACTCTTCGCCCCACCCACTAGAGTCCAGGGCCGCTGATATGGCGATTCAGTTGATTGCTCCACCCACTCGCGTACAAGGTTCGTTCCCGCTTGCGACCGTCACGGTGTATCTGGCCACAACGACAACTCTGGCAACCATCTTTTCGGATAATCTCGGCACGGCTCTGGGTAATCCCTTCACCGCGCAGGCCGATGGGACATGGCAGTTCTGGGCCGCCAACGGTCTTTACGATGTTCAATTCTCGGGCGGCGGCATCCCGACGCCCTTCACGATTTATGCTTTGGGCGATGGGGGAATCTCCCAATTGCTGGGTCCGGCGTATATTAATGTCTGTGATTTCCCCGGCCCCGGCGTGGCCAATCAAATCATTCAGGCCGAAGCCGCGCTGCCGGTATCGGGTGGGACGATCGACTGTCGCTGTTTGACCGGAACGCAAGCGTTGACCGCCGACCCCTTTACCGGGATGACGAAGCCGACCAACCTGATCTTCGGTGGAGTGACTTTCATTGTAAGTGTCAGTTTGACGCTTCCGAACAATATTAACCTGACCCTGCTGCCGGGCGCGACCTTCTCGATGAATGCGGGGCTGACCATGGATATCCAGTGCGCCATGGACGGCTCATCCATCACGCCGCACTTTGCCGGGGCCGGTGTCGTGCAGCTGATTACCTCCAATCTGATCCCGTGGGTCTTTCCCCAGTGGTGGGGATTCACGACAGCGGCATCTGGAGCAGCGGTTGCGTCGGCATTTCGAGCGGCGGAAGGTTTTCATCCGGTGCGCTTACCGCATGGTATTTATACAATTACGTCCAGTCTTGTATTTGGGTCGGGCTAAATGCTGGTATTCAACCGTCTGAGCGACATCATGGACCGGCAACGGGACGAGGAGCTGAAGCGTGGTCCGGAGGCGGCATGGAAAGCGGCGCGTCATGCCCGCGATCATGCCCGCTTCCGGGTCTGGGAGAGGAAACGCCGTGGCGTTCTCTCTCGGGCGTGCCTGGCTGTCGTTCAAGCCGTGGCTGCGGCGAAGCGCCTGTATGCATCCGACGATAAGCAGATGATCGTCCCAGAGTGGTTTGGAAGGATTGCGCCAGGTAGGGATTGTTCGTCGGCCATCCAACAAGCCGTGGATGCGTCGATGGCCGCACCTTCCGTCCTTCCGGTCGTGTTCCAGCCACAGCCCTTCGCGCTTCAGGTGAATAGTCCGATTCTGCTTGTGAATCCGGTTGGGATTGCCGATTCGGGTGGACCGATTCTACTGGGAAGCGGAAGGAACGCGACCGTGTTCGACAATCAGGTTGCAGGCACATCGGGAGCACTAGCGGCAATGCTTGAAATCCACTCGACCGCCGGACTGAACACGTTCCTGCGTGGGGGTCACCTCCGGGATTTTAGTATCACGACGACAACCAACCCGGCATTTTCCCACGGGATTCGGATGCGTGCATGGTGGCAAGCGCATATCGAGAATGTGCAGATCGTCGGGATGAGCGGTTCCGGCTTTGTCAGTGACTGCCAAGTTGGCGATCCGGATGGCTCGACGGAGACCCTCATCGACAACTGCTGGTTTGTCCAGAATGGCCGGTTTGGGATCGAGACGACGAACGGGACGCCTGCTGCGGTTGAAATAAGCTGGCCGGTCTTGCGAGGCACCTACTGCATGCAGAACGTGCTTGGCGGGATGAGTATCCGTGCGCTTGGTCTTCTCTGCGATAACAGCGCGTTTGTTCTGAATGGGCTTGCGGTGGGTGGGGTGATGAATCCCTTAGCGATTGGTGGAGTGCAGATGCGCGTCGATCATGATGCGACCGACACTTCTTTGAGGGATATGATTTTTAGAAGTTGTGATTTCGAAAACAATGGTGTCGGTGGTTTGGATATCCAAAGCTGTATTGAAGGATTGGTTGATGACACGAACTTCTTGTATACCCAAGCGTCGACGCCGACTGGCACAACCAATACTTTCGGAGTTCGGTTTGGCTCCATCACGTCGGGTCTACTGCAAAATGTTTTCGACATCGAGGTGAGTCACAGCTATGTCCGCGTCGATGCCGCGAACTATACCCAATTTGTGTTCGGCAGGAACTCGCAGTATTGCGAGGTGCGGGACACGTTCTGGGGTCTGCTCTCTGGTGCGGGGGCGCAGCGGTTCAACTTCAACTTTAATGTTACCAACGACCCAAACAACTTCTCCCTGATCCCGCAGATCGAGGATGATGGGGTGCCTTGGCCACGGGTGGAATCGACGAACACCTATAACCCGTCGGCGAATCCCGTAACGAGTCCCTACACCCCGAACGCCATTAAGTTCACGAATCACCTACTTTACATCACGACCCCCGGTAACTTCACGATCAACAACCCAGTGACGAGCAATAACACGTTTACGGGTGTGCGGATTTTATTCGAGATCATCAACGCAACCCCACTCATTGGTTCACCACCCACACCCCAGAATATTTTTATCCAGTGGGGAAGTGGCTATCAGCTCCGTGCGTACAGTGATCCGAACCCCTCCGGGATTGGGAACCAGGATCTCTATCGGATTGTGGAGTTCATGTTCGATAACGTGGTGGGGTGGAGACAGGTCGCGACCAGCCATGCGGTCGTGACGATGCTTATTACGGCACCGGTAACCTACAGTGCGAGTCCGATCCCGGCGAACTCGACGGCCACCTGGACGGCAACATTTCAGGGGGTGGCCTTTAATGATGCCGTGCTGGCCACACCGATTGGCGGTTCACCGGGTATTGGAGCGGGCTTGACGTGGGCCACTTATGTGAGTGCGGCGAATACCGTTGTCGTTATTGTCGCCAACTGCACCACAGCTCCTATTACTCCAGTTCAACTTAATTGGCGGTTGACGGTGGCGAAGCCCTAAATCATGAAAGTCTTTCAATCGTCGAATTTGAATACGGGCCATTACAACCCGGAGACGTCCCGGCTGACGATCGGCTTCGTCTCCGGCTACGCTTACGAGTACGACGTGCCGCCCGAGGTCTGGGACGCCTTGAGTACGGCTGTTGATCCCAATGCCTATTTCCAGGCGTATATCCGGCCGATCTACCGGGGCAAAATGATCCTGTCGCCCCAATCGGGGGAACGGGAATAGAGATGCCCATCATCGATTACCGGTGTCGGGCGGGTCACCTGACCACGCACATGATACCGGCCTCGAAATGTGGCCAGGATCATCCGGAATCCGAGCACTGCCGCTGTCGTATTTGCAAGTGCCGGGCGGAACGCATCTATGACCAGGCGCCCACGATTGGCTTCACGGGCAAGTCGCAGTCGTCCATCGTCGTCGACCGGAATATCCAGACGGGCGAGTACTCCATTCCGGGCCACCGTGAGGACGAGTTACCTGGCCCCGGCTACCAACGTATCGAGATCACGTCGATCCGCCAATACGAGAAAGTCCGTCGCGACATCGATCGGTCCTTGACGGAGGAAGCCCGGATCAAGGCCGATATCGAGAATCGCTATTTCGACCAGCGTGTTCAAGAGCACCGCCGCGCCGCCAAAGAACGTATCGAGCAGGCCATTGCCAAAGGGGGCCACTGGGTGGAGTCGACGGACGATCAGGGTGTTCGGCGCTCGCGTTGGGCCGTGATCACGCCGCGGGCCCGGAAGCTGTTCGATATGGCCTGCCGGCAGGCCGATCGAAAGCGGGCCCAGTTACGGGCCCAGCGCCAGCATCAATCGGCCAACTTCCATCATCGTCTGATCGAATACCGAAGTTCGGAACAATCCGTCGTCAGCGGTACGGCCAAACGGCCGGAACTGCCCGATCTCCGCGCGCTGCTGGAACGTTTCAAGCGCTAGACGTGGCCCTCTATCCATAGTAGGCTTCCGCCTATGTCCTACCGGCGTGACGGCAACTACTACCTGATCCCGCCGCCGTTCGACCGTAAAACCGGACAGCCGGCCGATGCCGACGCTCAATTCAGCTGGTCGCGAGAAATGGTTCAGGCCGGTAAAGCCTTTCTCAAGCTGCAACCGGCCCACAGCTTCATTCAGGACGGTCTGGACATCATCAACGGCGAATTTGCCCGTTCGACCATTCAAGCCTTGTCGAATGTCAAGACGGAACTCGTGGTCCGCAACATGAAAGAGTTGAATGCATCGCAGTCGAACCTCAATATCGTCCCGGCGATCACGACTGAAAACGAGCAGTTCCGCGCCCAAACGCAAGTCCTGAACAACTGCTATACGTACTGGTCGTCGAAGACCTTCAGCGATCGGGTGATCCGCAAAGGCTGGCAGTATGCGACGGGCCTCGGTACCGGCTACGTGTCGATCGGCTATGACCCGGACTACTATGGCATCCGCCAGGGCGAGATTGCGTTACGCGCGCATGGGCCGCTGGACGTGCTGCCCTTGGGGCTGCCCCATGATCACGACTTGCAAAAGACCTATGCGGTGGCCTTGCGCATCCCGACGCCCTACCACCAAGCGGTGCGCTACTTCCCCGAAATGGCCGACAAGATCCATCCGACCCGGGACCCGTTAAAGCAGCACGGCACCGTCATGGCGCAATCGGTCAAATTTGCCTCGGCCGTTCTGAAACGCTTTGGTCCTGGTGCCACTCAGGAACAGGAATCCTTATCCTGGGCCGAGACCGACCTCTACTACATCTTCATCGACGACAGAACGGAGAATTGGGGTCCGGAACCCCTTTTGATGGGAGACCCGGGCACCTCTTGGGAATACGAAGTCCCGTATGTCGGCCAGATGATCTACGAAGGGACCGACAGTCGCGGCCGCAAGCACTACCGCAAAGCCAAGCCCGAGGACTGTCTGGTCTACCCCTACCGCCGCATGATGGTCTGTACCGACGATGCGGTACTCAATCCCGACCCCACCTTGCAAGTCAATCATGGCTGGCATGCGAAAGTACCGGTCGTGCAGTTCCGGGCCGACGACTGGCCCTGGAATTTCCTGGGCTTCCCTTTATCGAAGGCCGGAATGCTTTTAGAGAAAGCCAACATTGAAATCTTGCGCGCCATGGTGGATGCCATGAATGTGCGACTCTCCCCGCCGACCGGCTACGACCGCAACACGATGGCCCGCTCCTTGGCGGAGACGATGAACCTGCGCATCCCCAACCAGCGCATTGGTTTGGATTACACCTTAGGGGGCGAGCAATTTCGGCCCCTCTTGCCGGTCGAATTTTACAACGTCCCGGCCAATGCCCAGGAAATGATCCAAGCCAACGAAGCCCGCATTACGCATCAAATGGGTGTTGCCGACGCGACGGCCTTGGCCCGGGCCCGGCAACTGCCCGCGGGCGATTCCACCGAACGCCTGCTGGACGCGTTAGGCCCGATCATCAAAGACCAGTCGCGCAACATGGAACTCTCCGTCACCCAGCTGGGCGACATGTGGGTACCGTTATGCTTCCAGTGGTGGAATGCCGCCCGGCGCTTCCGCATTTTTGGTGTGGATGGCCTGGTCGATGCGGACGTGGACTGGAATCCCGGCAACTTTGTGCCGCAGACCGAGCAGGACCGCCTCGGCAGCTATTTCGAAGCCGGTCGCCAGCACGCCTCCATTTTTCACTACGGCATCGAGCCGTATTCGCTGCATGAACTGAATTCGCTGACGCGCAAAATGGTTTACATGCAACTCGAACGGGGCGGCTTCCCGATCAGCTGGTGGACCCTGGCACGGATCTGGGGCATCAAAAATTTCGGACCCAAACCCCGGGATACGAATCCGGCGTCGCCGACCTTCAATAAGGAGTACATTACGGAATTCGAGTTGTGGTTGGCCGAGCAGGAAATGAAAGCCCGATTTGCGCAGGCGGGAGCTCAAGCCGGGGGTCCGCGTCCGGGCCGTAAGCCGACCGGCCAGCAGCCGCCCACCCTCCAGTCCAAAGGCGGCGGGACACGCTCGACGGTTCGCGAATCGCCGCGCTAGAAAGGAGCATGCGATGGGATTACTGTCGGATGTGATGGGTAATGAAACGCTATCGAGCGGTCTGGCCAATATGCTGCGCGGCAAAACCTTCGGCGGCAATACGCGCAAGCGGGATCGGCGCCGAACCGTAACGCCGATGCAGGAATTCCGCCGCGGCGGCAAGGTCCGCCGTACCGGTTTGGCCAAAGTGCACAAAGGTGAGCATATCTTGACCCGGCGGCAAGCCCGAGCCCGGCGGCGGCCTCTCCGGCGGAGGCCCTGAAATGGCCGAGCGCTTCATTCAACAAGCCACCGAACGCATGCGCGAGAAGGGTACCTTGGGGGCGTTCGGCAAAGCCACGGCTAAAAAAATCGCCCGCGCCAAGAAAAAAGGCGGACTCCAAAAAAAGCGCGCGGTCTTCGCGGAAAACATGCGCCGGATCGCCCGGCGCCGGAAGCGGAGGTCCGACCGATGACGAAAGCCAATCCTGAAACCGTCATGGACGAGCTCAACATGATGGAACTGGCCGATGGCCTGATCGACATTGCCGGTCTCTTGTACTCGCCCGAAACCATGAACGACTTGTCCGCCTCCATCCGCTTACTGAAGCATGTGGCCGAGCGTCTGGAACATCTCGAAAAGGAGCGTCAGCATGCCCGCCGAACGGTTCACCCGCCGCGCCAATACGCCTAAAAAGCGTCGGCAATGGCAGCATGTTTATGAATCGGCCCGAGCGCGGGGTGCCGAGGAAGGTTCCGCCATCGCTCAGGCGAGCGGGGTGATCAAGCAGGCCGATATCCGCCAGGGCCAGAAGCGGCGTCATTTCCGGAGGGGCCGTGGCCGCAAACGCTAACCCGACGCCGGTCCATCTCCAGGCGCCCGCCAGCTCGAAACCGCTGCCGACCCACGAAATCTATTCGCTGCAGTCGACGGAACTGCATTTTGTCCTCGAAGTGATCCGGTCGGGCTCGAAAACCGGCTCCCTGACGATCCATTTTAGTCAGGGCACCCCGTCGGGCACTCTGGAATGGAAAGAGCGCGTCCGCCACGGCTAAGGCTGCGTATTTCTATTGACATCCCGAAAGCCTTCATCTTACCGTAAATCCGTCTGGGGTTTTGCCATCGTTGGTTGAGGCCGGTCCCAAGGACTTGAACTCCATCTCAAGTCACCAAAGGAGGCCGGAAGCGGAGAGCGGGCGCTCTTAGCTTCCGGCCTCTTTTTTTGTGTCCCGGCTTCAACCCGGTAGCTTCGCTCCAGACTATGCCAAGTACCGATAGCCAGCCTCTTCCTGGTGGTCGGAGAAAGGATAGCTCCCATGATCGGAGTATTTGAGACAGCCGAACGTGGCCGCCGACGTGGCCGTGGCCGGAAAAAGCGCAGATAGCGCCACCGGGGCTGAGGAGAACCTGAAATTCCGATCAGCCCGCTGTCTCCATCCACGGGAGCCATTGGAATGGCCAGACGACGTATCTCTATGCCGAAAGATGGACTGCGTGCTCCGGGCACGACCATGATCCGCACGCCCATGAAATCCTTTACGGGGCATCGGCGCGGCACCATGCGCCGGAGAGCCAAACGCTAGTTTATGTCCCGAGTCGCAACACCCATGCCGACCGATCCGGCGTCGACCGCCCAAAACTATGGCGGAACCTCGATGCAGCGGTTGGCCGGTGGCGCCGAAGACGTGACGACAGGGGCCCCTGGCGCTGAAGGTACCCCCGATCAGATGGCAACGGTGACCAATACCTTACGGGAATGTTCGGACCGCATCATGTCCGTGGTCGGCCAGAATCCGAAGGTGGCCAAAGAAGCTCGCGAGGCTTTAGCCGCCATCCGCCGTTTAGCCGCCGCTTTTGTATCGAATCCGGGAGCCGGCCCCGAGCCGACGCCGCGGACGAATTATTAACCATGAAACCCTACCAACAACTCGCCATGGACTCCTTTCGAGGAACAACCCGGAAGCGAACTGGAGGCGACCGTGCCGGTTGACGCTAACCGTGTGACCTCTTTAATCGATGAGCTGGGCTTACCGCAAGCCGACAAAGACTTCCTGACGAAATCTTTAACGGATCCGGCCAACGACGCCTCCGCCCAGCGCTTCATCTCCCAGCGGCAGCGTCACGACGAATTCACCCGCCGCACTCAAGATTGGTCCACGGAGCGGGCCAATTTGGAGCGGCGCGTCAACGACGAGACCGCTCGCTATGCTCAGGATCTCCAGGATGCCAACGGCAAGCTGGCCCAGGTGGCCCGCGATTTGGAAACCTCCCGCATCAACGAGTCCACCGCGCAGGCCCGTATCCAAAAAATCAAGACAATGTACAACCTGTCGGATGACGATCTGCCGCCAGCGGAAGCGTCCGGGAATCGTCCGCTCCCCGAGCCCGTCCCGCACTTAACCGCCGACGCCGTGAACGGCATTTTGAAGAAGTTCCGCGACGACCTGATGAAGGAATTCCGGCCCGAGTTTGAAGCCTTTCCGCGTGTCGCCGCGTTAATGGACGATATCGACGCCCAGCACCGCGACCTGCTGGGCAAGCGCCTGACCTACGACGAAAAGCAGGAACTGATCAAAACCGCTCAGGTCGAAAACGGACCTTCTCTGTTGAAAGCGTGGCGGGACAAATACGATATCGCCACGATTGAAAAGCAGCGCGAACGGGAGGAATGGACCCGGACGGAGCGCCAGAAGTGGGAAGACGAACGGCGCGCGAAGGATTCGGCCGATGCGTTAGCGGGCGTCCGGCGCCATTCGGCGAATCAGCCGGCGACGGTCAGTCCCGTCTTGAATCGTAAGTTTACCGAGCATCCCACGACCCTGGAGCGGCCGGGGACGGCCCCGGTACCCTCGCCGCCGGCCCCGGTGCAAAGCGAAGCGCCCAAATTGACGGGGGCCGAGCGGGCGGCCGCTAAATTTCTCGAGCGCCGTGCCGCCAATATACCGATGGGCGAGCGGGCACCGCTACCGACGCGAACCTGATGTTTAGGAGAGTATTTCCATGGCCGATCCGATTTTGGACGAAATCAACCTGACGACCCTTCCTGAAGTCAACGACTCGGCCATCGAGGACGTCTTCTTTTTAGGAAGCGTTCTCCAAGCCCATCTCCGCGCCAAGTGCTTGGTCCCCTTCACCGGTGGCGCTTTCATCCGCAACCTGCAGTTGTATGCCCCGCTCAATGGCGGTGCCTACCCGAAGTCGATCGGCGGCTTCAATCTGACCAAGCCGCAAACGCTCTCCGGTACGGTGTTCGACCCGCGCTACTACTGCGTGATGATTATCGAGTACCTGGAAGACATCGACGTGCTGAATACGGGCGATTTGAGCGTTTTCAGCCTGGTCGAAACCGATGTCGCCAACGGCTACCAGACCATCTCGGCATTGATGGCCTTGGACCTTCAGTTGAACGGCCAATTGGGAGCCCGCAGCGGCATCAATATGAACGGCTGGGTCGAGGCCTTCGACGATGGCATCCTACCGGCCTACGACGGCAACATCTATACCAACTACGGCACGGCCTTACGTAACGGTGCCGTCAAGCGCGGTTTGAATGGCAACGTCTACTGGGGCGGCAAAAGCGACGGGACGAACGGGGCGATCTCCTACCCCCAGTTGAATGCCATGTACAACCTGGCCAAGCGCGGACGCGACGAAGTCGATCTGATCTGCGGCAATAAGCCGATCATCTCGTTTGTGGAAAACCGCATTCAGCCGATGCAGCGCTTCGGCCAGGACGCGCCGTCGGTACGCGATCCCTACTTCGGGGCCACGGGATTCCGGTTCAAAAATGCCGTCGTCATGATCGACGACTATTTCCCGTCGGCGTTCGGGGCACCGTACTCCGATAGTTCGAATTTCGGCCTCGGCTCCAATTTAACCGCGCCCTTCACCAACACCTTGACGGGAACTCCGGCCAACAACTTCCCGAATTCGACCGCGGCGCCGACCTTGACGCCGGGCGAAGTCCTGACCATGTTCAACACGACGCGGATGCGGTTCCGGGTCTCGAATTCGAAGGAGTTCGGTTTCAATCCCACCGACTTCATCCGCACGCCCGACAACACCCGCGTGGCGTCGCAGTTGAAAGCGGCAGTGAATTTGGAAGTCACGGCCCCGTGGTCGGGCGTTCAGGGCTACGGCTGGAACAGTTAACTGGGGGCCACTGACGGCCCGACTTTTGTCAGAAAGGAACGACACGTATGGCAGGCGTTCTTGACCCGGGCGATCACCGGTTGGTGGCACGCTTCCTCAACGACGTCAATGATGCCGGTCCCGGCAATATCGGCACGCTGACATCGATCTCTGGGACTCTGCTGCAGTCCTACTTCGGCATGGTCGGCAAGCGCTTGATCTGCACCTTTGCGATTGCCAACAAACTGACGGATCTGGTGGTCGGCCAGTTGTATGAAGGCATTTATCAGTACGTGCAGACGTTTGCGACTTCCGTCAATACTCCGGCCCGGGGCCAGCTCTGCTACTGGCGCGACTATGAGAACTACATTGTCACGCCCGACCCCTCGCCGACATCGAATTTCGGCGGCGACAATACGGGCCTGTTCGCGGGTGTCTATTTGAATGCCTTGACCAAGGGCAATTACGGCTTCATCCAGATTGCCGGTAAAGCGTCGGTCCAGTTCAAGGTATCGATCACCAAGACTCCGGCCGTCCAGGGCAACATCGCCGTCGCCGACCAGGCGGGCACCAATACGGCCGACGTCTTTGCCGACGCGACCGCCGTCAACTGGTCCAACCTCCGGCTCGTGCTGGGGGTGACCCTGCAGACGCCCATCAACAATTCCATCACGCTGGTGGATCTCTGGCATCTGCGTCAAGTGATGGGCGGACTGGGAGGCTTCTGATGGCGGCACTGGTCGGATCGTATGCGTCCTATCCGGCGCCCCCCGGCGACAAGCGCTTCGGGATGTCCCAGATTAACGGTCCGGCCAGCTATACGGCGATTACCGTCGGGACACCGCCGACCGGGGGCATCGCCGTGACGGCGGCGCAATTGGGTCTGGTCGAAATCGAGGCGGTCTTGTCGATCCCCACATCGAACAACGGCCAGTACCACCTGATCCCGTTTCCATCGCGCTCGCAGCTGGCGCCGCAAACGACGATGCTGTTCGCCGCCATCGTGACGGCCACGGGGGCGCAAGTGACGGCGGCTACCAATCTGTCGACTTTTACGTTTATCATTGTGGCGGTTGGTAACTGAGGAGGTTCCGATGTACGGTAATTATGGCCCGTCGATCGGTAAGCGGCGGAATCCGGCCAACTTCATGCAGGTGCGCACCCGGGGCGGCAAGGGCACTCGGGGCCGGACCCGGGTGCACGCCGTCAAAGGGCGCCATCGGCGGCTGAAGCGCTAGCGGTTCTTCTTTGTTGGACTGTTCATTGCTCACTCAAATCAAACGACCGGGCCGTCATCCTGCACACGCTGGCGGCCCCTTTTTTTGATGGATCGTCCATGGCATTTCGGGACTATTGGGAAGACGTCGCCGACTCCATCCCGCGGCTGCCCCCGGCCCATGCGCAAACCTTAGTTAATCGCGCGTGGCACCGGCTTTGCGACTTCCGCCTTTGGAGCTGGAAAGTCGTCTACGGCTACATCACGACGCCGGCGGCGATTACCACCGGTACCTGCACCGTCACCTTGGGCAGTAATAAAGTCGTCTTTGACACCGCTGCCTCGGCCGCGTTGAATGCCGTGGCGGGGGCCAATCCGCCGCTGGCCTATGCGCAAGTCGGCGTGGGCCGGCAGTTCCGCATCGGCTCCCAAGTCTCCGGTACCCCGGGCGCCCTCTACACCCTCATCGCCTGGGACGGCGCCTCGACGGCAACGCTCGAGCGTGTCTTTGCCGAAGCCACGGCAGCGGGTCAGCCCTACATGGTGTACAAATGTTACTACCAGCCGCCGCCCTCCGACGGCACGTCGCCCCAAACCGAAGTCGACTTCCTGCGTTACTTCTCGATCGCTAACCCCGCGTCGGGCTACGCCATACGCAAACGCAAACTGTTCTATTTACAAGACCAGCTCAACTCGATCGATCCCCAACGTGGTGCCTCGGGCGATGCGTATATCCTGGCCAACTACACGATGGATCAGACGAACCCCAATATCGTGAGTGGCAATACGATCCACGAATGGTATCCCCACCCGGTCAATCTGCGCGTCTACAAATGCCTGTACCAGAAGCGGGGCCTGGATCTCTCGGATACCTACGATATACCGTCGGAATTCCCCCAGGACTTATTAATCGACTATGCGTATTTGCTGGGTGCCAAGTGGGCCCTGCGGCAGGTTTCCGTCTACGCCGAATTGGCGAATACCAACTGGGTCGCCGTTATCAATGATATGAAATCGGCGTTATTCGATCCTCGGGAAGGTCGCCTGATTCGTGCCATCATGGCCGACGACGAGATCTCGCCCTTGACGGCGTTCACGCAGTCCGGAACCTTCGACTTCCCCTTGGGCGGTCAGTTCCTCCAGAACCATGACGTGTCGCGATTGGTAGGCGGTTTAGACTAAACTTTCCCAGTGGAAGTCCGTTCGATAGAAAGGAAGTCGCGTATGAGTGAGAAGAGCGAAAAGGACGGGTCCCCGATCTGTCAGGGCATCCGAAGTCCGATGAATCCTTATGAGCAGCAGATGACGCAGCGCATGCCGGAGCTGGGCACGACCGAAGTGATCCGCGGCTCGGCGCCCGACAAGGTCACCCATATCAATTCGCCGACCAAGTCGCGGGCAACCGGCGACGCGAGCAATCAGTAGTCGCGGTGGCCGATGCCGCAGTACCAGACCATCACCCTGACATCGGCTATCGCCCAACTGGGGTCCCGTTTAAACGACAGCGCCAATATTTACTTCACGCAGATTGAATTACAGAATGCCATTAGCGAAGCGCTGCGCTGGCTGCAAGCGTTGACGGGATTTTACCGCGAACGGGAACGGTTCACGATCGTTTCTAACCAGGTCTTCTACGATCTGCGCTATGTGCTGGATACGCCGGCAGGGTCCACGTATCCCTATGCGTTTTCGATTACGGATAATCAACTCTTAGCCGAGATTCAATATCATTTCATCGAGCAGGTCGCCAACCCCCAGACGATTCTCTTGCAGTATCCGGTCTCCGTCATTGCCCAGGCCTTACAACGGAATCGGGATCAATTTTTAACCGACACGGGCATTTACATCACCCAGTCCATACCGGCAGGCCCCATCAACGGGGATGGCCGGATCAATCTGGCCCAGACCGTGCTGGACGTGCGGCGGGCGGCTTGGCAGGATGCCGCCTCGCTCCAGAACCGGCGCCTGCGCCGGACGGATGAGTATGCCGCTCTGGGCTACAGCCGCTTGTGGCCGCAGACGGCGGATCTGCCCTACAGTTATTCCGTGTCCCTCACGCCGCCCATCCAACTGCAATTGATCCCGATACCGCTGAACACGGGCAACCTGGATATCTGCTCCCTGGACAGCGGTCCGGCATTGCCGTGCACGCCAGCCAGTCCTGTGGTGTTAGGGATTCCGGACGATTACGTCTGGGGCGTGAAGTACGGCGCCATGGCCGATCTTCTCGGTCAGGACGGCCCCAATACCGATGTGGAGCGCAGCCAGTATTGCCGGACCCTCTACCAGCTGGCGATGACGGAAGCGCGTAAAGTGGTGACCGTGCTTCTGGGCCGCATTGAGGACCTGGAGACGTTTATCTCCGGCATCGCGAGCTTTGACGCTTACCGGAACGGCTGGCAGACGATTCCACCGCAAACGCCGACGGATCTGCTGATTGTCAGTCCCAACCTGTTGGCTGTGAGTCCCACGCCGGACAAGACCTACCGGCTGACGCTGGATATGGTGCGGTCGATGCCCATACCGGTACTGGGTACCGATTTTTTGCAGATCGACTCCTCGATGCTGGAGCCCGTTCTGGATTTGTCCCAGCACATTGCCTCGTTCAAGATGGCCAGCGCCGAGTTTATGGTCACCACGACGCTGCGGAACAACTTCTTACGGATGGCCGCCTTGATGAACAGCCGCCTCCAAGCCAACACCTTCTTTAAACTCTTACTGGAGGCTCCGGCCCAGCGGCCCGAACTCGATGTGCCGCGGCTGACCCCGTCGATGCGGGAGACGGTGAATGCCTAACTACATCCGCAAGCCGTATAAACTGGTAGCGCGGGGCGTGGGCCTGCGCCATCCGCCCGATTTACTGCCCGATGGCCTCTATCCGGTAGTCAACAACATGACGGCCCGTATCCTGGGCGGTCTTCAAGTCCGTGCGGGAATTACCCCGCTCAATACGCTCAACTACGGCGCTCCGGTCCACTCCATCCGCCGCTTGAACGATGAGACCAACAACTCGTTCATGCAGTTGATTGGGGCGGGGACATCGATCTTTGATACCACCTCCACGACGGCCATCGACAGCGGCTACAGCGGCAATCCGTTATCGATGGTGCCGTTTCGGCCGAATCAATCGCCCCGGTCGTGGATGTATTTAAGCGATGGTACCCGGTCGCGGAAAGTCCGCACCGACCGCACGAACTACGTTCAAGGGATTGCGCCAGCCGCGCAGCCGCCCGTAGTGACCCGGGGCGTGCCGCAATTCAATATCGTGGAGATGTTCAATGCGGTGGGCACCTGGACGAATTCGGGAACGGCCGGTGCGATCTCCACCCCCAACCGCTTCGCCACGACGATCAACCAGATTCTTTACGATTCGGGAACGACCGGGTGGGCTTCGGTCAATCCGGTGGTTGCCGACAAGAACCTGCAGCCCGGTGCCTTGATCATCTTCAATGCCGTCGAGACGGCGAAAGTACGCCAAGTCTTCGAGCCGGTCGTCAACACGACGATCCAATCGATCATGTACGACTTCGGCATTGCCGGACTTTGCTCGCTGGTTCTGACGGATCAGACGACGGGTCTGCAGCCCGATGCGATGTTGCAGATTACCGGCGCGGGTCCCCCGGCTTCCGAGTACATCCGCGTTCTCAGCGCCTCCCGGGGGGTGGACGGGACGGTGTCGATCCGCTGCTCGACGGTGGGGACCCGGCATCCCGGCGACACGGTGACGGGCGTGGCCTCGTTTCGGGTCTATACGGTCGGTGCCTTTGTGAATGGCCAATCGCTGACGGGGGCCGTCTTTCAAACGAGTGTGACTTCGGGTCTGGGCTATCTCTCGAGAGATCTGCACCTGGCCCCGATCAATGAAGCCATGGCTTGGCCCAATGGTACGGGGACGGGGGCTTCCCGGCCCATCCAGCCGGAAGACTACGTTCATCTTTCACTGCAGGTGGATAATCCGGTGGCGATCACCAATATCCGCGTGATCTTGAATGTGGACCCGGTCTTCCCCGCCGACTTCACCAAAATCCAGAACGCCTACTACAAAGACATCAGTCCCAGCGTGTTTCAGCCCGTCATCAATTCGACGTTGACGGTCTTTGCGGCCCAGCAGTCGGCGGTCCAGCAAAGCATTATCAATTCCAGTTCCGGAAGTCTCAGTGGCCCGGATACGTCCGGTTTCCGGGCGGTCCCCGCCGCGATTCCGGCCGGCAACCCGACCGGAGGCATCATCACGGTGCCCTCGGCGACTCCCAACATCGACTACACGGTGCCCGGCGACAATGCCTGGACGGAATTTCAATTCAAGGTCGGCGAGATGTCGCCCATCGGTAGCGCCCAGACGACGACGTTGGCGCAAGTCACGGGCCTGATCCTCGTGATTCAAGCGACGTCGACGGTCGTTGTCCTGGTCTCGTCCTGGTGGATCGGCGGCACCTACGGCCTGGATAGTCAGGGCAATGTTCCTTATATCTTTTATCAACGCTACCGGAGTTCGGCGACGGGAGCCCGCAGTAATCCGTCGCCGATCCAACGCGCGCCGATCGATATCCAGCGGGAACGGGCCGTGATCACGACGGCGGCATCCACCGATCCCCAGGTCGATAAGATCGATCTCTTCGCCTTGGGCGGCACCCTGGATCAACCGCGTCTGGCCTTAACGGCGGGGAATGCCTCGGCCAACGTCAATATCGACGTCAAGGACCTGGCCATCCGCGTGAACGAGATCCTGTCGTTCAAGAATTTCCAGCCCTTTCCGATCGCCGACACCCCGCACTCCGGCTTGGTCAATGTGGCCGGAACGTCGGTCACCTTGCTGTCGGGGGACCTCTTCAATATCAATTGGCAGACCGGCTCACAGATTGTGATCAATAATGCCGTCTACACGCTCTATGGGCCGCCTGCCGCCCAATCGCGCTTGGAACTGATCGAGAATGCCGGTTCGGGCTCCAGCGTGACGGTCTTCATTCCCGAAGCCACCATTGGCGGCGTTCCCTTACCGGCCATGTTTGGGCCGGATCCCCAGACGGGCTGTCTGCTGGGGGTCGGCACGGGCAAGGATGCCGGAACGCTGTACTGGACCAATCCCAATGATCCGGACGCGGCTGCCGACGGCAATACTTTGGAAATTACCAGTCCGTCCGAGCCGTTGCAGACCGGCTTTATTTACGATGGCCGTGCTTACGTCTACTCGGTGGAGCGGCTGTTCAACGTTTACGCCACATCGCGAACCGATGCGGCGACCGGCTTAACGGTCATTGCGTATACGGCGCAGGAGGTGCCCAACAGCAAAGGCAGCTACGGTATTTATTCGATGACGGTCACGCAGAATTTCTATTCGGTCGCGAGAGATGGCGTTTGGGAAGTCGGCGATACCGGCCTGGGCAACGTGACCGACGAACAGCTTTACCCGCTGTTTCCGCACAAAGGCCAGATCGGCACCTTGACCAACGGCTATTATCCCATCGATTTCACCCAGCCGAATGCGATCCGGCTGTTTGCGACCAAGGCCGCCATCTTTCTCACGTATTTCGACACCAACGGCAACTATCAAGTCATCGCCTACGACCGGTCGATCCCGCAGCCCGGCTGGTTTCCCCTCAAATACACGCCGGCGCCGCGCGTCATTTATGAAGAAGAGGGTCCAAGCTTGACGTCGGTGTTGATGGGCGGCCAGGATGGCGCCGTCTACCAAGTGGGCAAGGGCACGACCGACAATGGTGTCCCGATTGCATTCGATTTCTACACACCGGCTTCCGACTTAGGGGACAGCCGCTTACAAAAGTTGTGGTCCGACTACATGCTGGACGCCGACTTGCAATTGACGACGGTGACCCTGACGCCCGTCATGAACAATCTCTTGATACCGCTGGCCCCGGTCACGGTCTCCGGTCTCACGGGCCGCCAGCAGATTCCAGAAACATTGATCACCAATCCTTTGGCGCTGTACTTGAACTTTTCATTGCATGTCCAGGGTTCCAGCAGCAGCTCGCCGCCCGTGTTCTATGAAATTCAGCCCAACGGGGTGATCCAGCCGTATCTGGCCACGCAACGCACGTCGCCCAATTTTGTCAGCCACGGATTTCAAACCTACGGCCACCTGCATGACGGCTGGCTGACCTATATCTCCACGGCGCCCTTGACGCTGACGATCACGACCGATGCCGGGCTGAGCTACACGGTGACCGTGCCGTCATCGGGCGGGGTGATGGCGAAGAAATACATTACGATTGCGGCCATCAAAGGCTTATTGTTCTTTTACTCGGTGACGTCGCCCTCGCCGTATGCGCTCTTTGACGATGAAACCATCATCCACGCCAAGGAGTGGGGTTCCGCGGGGGCGTATGTGCCGTTTCGGCCGTTTGCCGGACAGGCGGCCTAGGAGAAAAAGCCATGCCTCAAGATCCACTGGCCATCTTGCCCTATTACGCCACGGCTGTCGTCTTGTCGGCGACCAAGCAAAGCATCCTGACGCTGTTGATCAATGCGTATGCGGCGATACCGAATGCCGTGATTCCGCCCAATCTCTGCGCCTCGGAATTGCACCTGAAAGCCGATTCGGGCAATGCCGCCAACCAGTGTTTGATTGGGGATATCAATATCACCAGCACCAATTATGGCGATCAGCTGACGTCCTCGGCTGCCGACCGCACCCTGGTCTATGGTCCCTTCGACCGGGCCGTCATTCCCTTAAGCGATATCTATGCGCTCGCGTCCGGCGGCAGTCCCCGGCTCTTGATCACCGTTCTGGTGGTTTAAATGCTAAGGCCACCGCCTGCGACCTTGCCGTCGGATATCCGGCAGTGGCTGGACGAACTCTACAACCACGTCATGCCCCTCACGCTGTCCACAGCCGCGACCTTGGCTCCACCGGGGGTGACCACGGTGACGGCGGGGCCGGGCTCGGCCCCCGTCCAGACGACGACCACCCAGCCGCTTCCCCCCGCTCAACCGCTCTTGAACCCATTCCGGGGCATCACGCCGGTCGAGTTATTGGCCTTTTCGACACCGTCGGCCATCAATGTCGCGATCGGTGCCGGGGTGATCACGCTGACATCGCCGTCCTTGGGATTGAACAACTTCGTTCTCGGCTCCGGCGGTACGGGCCTGCACGATTCCGGCTTCAGTGTCATCCCCATTGCCGACGGCGGGACCGGCTCGGCTTCCGGTTTTGCCGAAGGCCTGTGGACACCCGGCATTGCCTTCGGCGGCGCTGCGGTCGGGGTTACCTATGCGGCCCAAGTCGGACGCTGGCTTCAGATCACCACCAGCCTGGGCTCCTGGGTGTGGGCCACCGGGACGATCATCCTGACCAATGAAGGGACCTCGGTCGGCAACCTCACGATTACAGGGCTGCCGGTCGCCGCGCAGAATTTAACGAACAGTTTTATACCGGCAACCTTGCACGTTGAGAATTTCCAAACGGTGGCGGGTGGCATTATCGGCAAGCTGGCCCCGGCCGGAACCACGATTGCGCTCTACCAGACGGCCAACGGTGCCTCCACGCCCCTGAATCAGACCGACACCACCAATACGTCTATCGTCATTGTGTCGATTTTCTATAAAGTGAGTTAGGCATAGAATAGGAATCCATGCCCGATGACCGAAAGGAGTTGTAGTTGCCGGATTACAGGCACGATCCCATCATCAACTACGGGGCGAACCTGCTCAAGCAAGCCGGAGGTGAAGAGTACACCTTAGGCCGCAACACGGCCACCCAAGGCATCGAAAACTTACAGCCCGTCTACGACTACTTCAAAAAAGCGCTGTCGGGCGACACGACGGAACTGGCGAAATTGATCCAGCCCGAAACCGACATCATCGGCCAGCAATTTGATCAGGTCCGCTCCATGATTGCCGACCAACCCCGTTCGGGGGGGAAGGCCTCGACGTTGGCCGAATTGCCGGTCGAGCAGATCCGGGCCATCTCCAATTTGATGCAGCAGGCGCGTACCGGAGCGGCCGGCGGCGCCGCGGGCGTGGCCGGGGCCCAAACGCAGGCCGGCCTCGGGCTGGCCGGTCAAGGCCTCAGTGCAGCGGGCCAGGCCGCGAATATCGCCATGGGCGGCCGGGCCCAGGATATCGGCTCCAGTTTCCGTGCCAACTTCTTGTCCAATCTCGGCTCCACTCTGGGCCAATCGATTGGCAATCTCTTGATCTAAGCCATGGGCCTTTTAACCGATCTGATCAACGAAAGACATGAAAAGAAACGGGCGGAACAGCAAAATAAGATTGCCGGTCTCAAGGCGCTTTTGACCAGTCCGGATGCGCAACCGGCCCAGCGCGAGTGGGCCTTACAGCAGATGCTGGGCGAGACGGGCACGCCCAAAGGCGGCCACGGTCCCTTGCTGCGGATCTTTCAAACGATGCTCGGTATTGGCCGAGGCCCAGCCGAACCGCCTGGCGAAGCCCCACCCCCGCAAGCACCGACCCCGCCGACGGATGCCGGAGTGACCGAAGGCACCACCGGCGGCATACCGGAATCCGGTGGACTCCCGCAAGCAGGTCCATCGGCAGGTGGGCCTCCTCCCCCACCAGGCGCTCCGCCTCGAGGGGGCCCGCCCGGAAGACCGGGTCAGCGGCCTTCGGGACCGACTTTCCTGACGCCGGAAGAACTCCGTCAGCAGGCTGTCGCCGATCAGCAGGCTTTGGATGAGCAAACCCTGAACCTGGAACGCCAGCGCATTCCCATCGATATCCAGAGGACGAGCCAGACCGAATCCGCAAGGCAGGCTCAGGTGCGGGCGGATGATATCATCCGCGCCAACCGCGCCCGTTTATTGATCGAGTCCGGCGTGCCGCCCGATCAAGCGTATGCCGAAGCGGGTGTGGCCTACCGTCCGCCCGCTGTTGGCCGGATGGGCGTTTTGGCCAAAGGCATACCCGCCTCTGCCATCACCGAGGACGACCCGATACCGGGCAAGCAGCCGGGCTTTACCGGTACCTACCAACTGCTCCACGACGAGAGGGGTCTGCGCTACATTCCCGAGGCGCCGAAGCAGGAGAAGCTGCCAGCGGATCTCAATTCCTGGTATCAATCCATCCGGGTGCAGTGGGAACAGCAAAAAGGTTCGCCCTTGACCGAGGACGAGAACCGTCAAGCCTTGGCGGCGGCCGGCCGGTTGAACACGCGGGCACGGGCCGGGGCGATCGAAGCCCGCGAAATGACGGCGGCCATCAATGAGGAATTGAGTGGTATCCGGCGGGGCGTCGCGATACCCAGCTATCCGGCTCGAGGGGCAGCCCAACCGACGACGGCTCCCACCGCGCCCTCCACCGCCCCGCCCGAACGGGCAGCGCCAACCGCCCCCACAACGCCACCGGCACGGCCCGGCCCCATCAGCTACACCCGTCCGGACGGGCAGAAGGTGACCATCACTCCGGCCGAACAAGAACTGCTGGACCGGTTCCAGTACCTCGCCGCCACCTCGACCTCCACGACCGGTCGCTCGGGCGCCGTCCAAGTCGGCTTCAAAAAAGCTCAAGCCATTTTGCAGAAAGTGACCGGCTTGAACCCGTTCCAACTGGCGGCGGCCTTCGCTGAAAAACGGGGCACGTTGACCGCGATTGTCGATAATGTCAAGCGGCTGAATTCGCTGGAACGGATATCGACCACGCTGGACAAACAGGGTGAGGTGCTGATGCGGGCCGCCCGGCTGGTCGACGATACGGGCTCACCCGTTTTGAATTCCCTGGTCCGTGGCGTGGAATCGAATGTTCAGGGTGCCCCGACGGTGGCGTCCTTCCGCCTCGCTCTGAACGCCGTGGCCCGGGATTATGCGGCCGCCCAATCCTCGGGTGGTATTTCGAATGCGACCATTCCGGTGCATAGCCAGCAAGAATCGGAAACGATTTTCGGCCAGCGGGCCACCGAAGGCCAACTCGAGGCGGATTTGGCTACGATCCGGCAGGAAGTCCAAGCGAGCGTGTCGGCTCAAAAAGAAAATCAGGCCAACCGGATGGCGGAGCTGGGAGCTCCCATCGCCACTCCAGACTCGGCCGACCCGTTTGCCAATCTGCCCAAACCCTCCCGGCCCGGCCAGCGCATTCCGGACAACGTGATCGAACAATACAAGCGAGCCGCTGGCGGTAATGCCCAGAGGGCTTTAGAAGCAGCCCAGAAAGCCGGGTGGCAGTAAATGCCCCCCCAAACCGCGGACTATAGCCACCTGAATACGCCAATCACGCCGGCCGAAGAGCCTGCTTTTCAGTTATGGAAGCAGAAGAACGCCCCGAAAGATAGCGGCTTCGATTACGATCTCGCTGGTGCCTTTAAAGCCGGGGTGGTCCGCGATCCCAAGACCGGCCACATGCCCGATACCTTCAAGAAGCCGAATCACCCCACCTTCAGCAATCAGTCGAAGTTCTACGCGATCGCTCCGGAGAAGGCGGGACGCTGGGAGGGCGACCGGTTTATTCCGCCGGCACCCGCCTCGGATATGGCTCAGCGCTTTGGCGTCACCCCGGATGACGACATGGCTCGCCGGTTCGGGGTCGGGGGGCCACCCCCAGCGCCAAAGGGGCCCGAGAAGGGACCCGCTCGGCCAACCACCTTCCGGGACATCCCATTGACCTTTATGGGGTCCCGCTTTACCGTCGGCGATGTTCTCGGTCGAGCCAAGCAAGTTCTGCCCTCGCCGCGGACGGCCACGGGTATGGCCGGTGCCGCTTTGGGCGGTGCGGCGACGCTACCGGCGTATGTCACTGGCCCGGGGGGACTGGCTGGGACGGCTCTCGGGGCCGGTGCCGGCTATACCGGCGGCACGCATCTCTACGACATCCTCACCGGGACCCGGCCTGAAAAAGAGGACATTACCGGCGAAATGGTCACCGGGGCCCTGCAGGAAGTGGGTGGACCCCAGATGGCCAAGGGACTCGGTATGCGCCTGGAGCAGGGTGTTCCCAAGGCGATTGAACGGGCCATCAAGCCCAAAGGCGGGAAGGAAATCTTAGCGATCCAGGAGGCGGCACCCATCATCGCCGAGGACTTTTCGATGGGTCTGACCCGTTCGCAATTACGGTCGCAGGCATTGGAGAATGTGAACCGATACAGTCAGCAACTGGAGCAGGCCTGGAACCGGATTCCCTACACGCGGAAACTACCCACCGCTCCGGCACGACTGGCTCTGATGAAAGAGCGGGCCGGACTGTTCAACGAGCGCGGTCAATTGATCCCGAATAATGAAAACAAATACCGGGAGTTGACGCATTTGATCGATTACTTCGTCCAGAACCCCTATCTCTCGCCCGGAGATATCCGCAATCACCGGGCCATCTGGGATGCCATGATCAACTGGCCCAAGCAGTTGATGGAAGGGCGGACGCTCCTGCCGATCACCGAACCCGACCGGGTGTATGCCTCCGAAGTGGCTGCCAATGCATTGCGCGACACCATCAATACCAGTCTTCCGGAGGTGGCCCGGCTGAACAGCAAGGTCTCGGCATGGATCAATACGGCCAAAGTCCTGGGTGCCCGCACGCTGGCCGATGAGCAAGCGGGCCAGCCCTACTTCTACCGGCTGGTACCGGAAGCCGGCGGTGCCGGGGGCGGTGCCTTGTTGGCGAAGACTCTGGGCTTGAGCGCGGAAACCGGAGCCGTCGCGGGGGGTGGCGTGATGCTGGCGGATCAGATCCGGCGCTCGACCGCATTCCAGTCGGCCTCGGTGCCGGCACGCCGGGAAATCTCCCGCTTATTGAATGCCGGGATGACCCAGCGGGCCGTCGGCGTCCTCTTGAGCCAGTTGCCTCGGGACCAGCGTGGGGACTTCCTGAAGTCGTTGCTCACGAGGGGCCACCGGCAAGCCGAAGCCCAGCGGCAGGGTCCAGGCCGCAGACCATGAAGTCGATCTTTCTTCATTGGTCCTGATCCTCGTTGATGTTCTTGAAGCAGGTCGCAGAGGAACTCGATATCACGCCGGGAAAACGTCCTAAGCTAGACAGAAGGCAGTTCCCTTGTATCACACGGAACTGTGACTGAAACTGGATCGTCAGGTCGACCCACAGAAGTAATGGCGATAGAAGTTTTACAAACTCGACACCGGAGTAGATAGTGACCACATTCTGGTGCGGGGTAGGGCAACTTCACGAGGCAAGATGGAGATTTACCCAGATCGACTTCGATGCCATTGGGGTAATCGGGATCGGGTGGACATTGGGCCTTACCTCTGCCTGACGGTACAAACTTAACGTCAAAATGGTGATTGAGATATTTATTCATGGTTTGCTGAAGTCGATCTTTCTTCGCCTTTACGCCCGCGCTTTCATAAAGCCTGGCATGATGCCGGCGTCCATGCGCTCCTTCGCTACACGCTTCGCCACCTTGCGCCGCGTGGTCTTCGATAGTTGATCATGCTGCCGGGCGATCGCCGCAGCGACCTTGGTCGGGATCGCCAGGCGTATGGTGCCTGATGCCGAGGCATGCTCCAGGAAGATGGTGTCGCCCACCTCCCTCTGGCGGAAGGTCTGCACCGTGAAGGTCTCCACCCCACCCACACCAAGAGGCGGGATATGCCGGATGGTTGCGGGCCGGGTTTGCTCGACGTCGGGCAGCCCATCGAGGTTCGCCATCAGGCGGGAATAGTTGTCGGGCATAGCGACAGCCTGGATGTGGCGGCCGCCGCAGGTATCGTTATCTTCATCGTGTGATCTCATGTCGTGTGTCCTTTCCGTGCAAGCTTAAACTTTAAACCTACACTACATAGTATAACACAGCGTGCAATAGCACGTTAGGTTTCGCTAACGCCAGGTTGGCGTCAGTTAGAGGTCATCGTAGTCCGATGGACCGACCAGGCGGCGGGCGCGTTCCAAAACATCGGCGTTATGCTTCTCGGACTTGTCGCTACGGGTTATCCCGTCGGCGATGGAACCGAAGATCCATCGGAGGAGTTCCAGCACCAGGACGACCACGAGGATGATTTCAATCATTTCTGTTCACCTGTGTCTGAGGGATGGGGGACCATCCCGACTTGCTTCGGCAGCGGTGCACCCGCCACACGACAGTATGGACGATGCGGCACATGTCGGCGAAGGCCATACCGACGACGAGGCCCACCAGCCCCCAGAGCCAGCACTCGAGAATGTCCAGGATATCCATGCTTCATCCCTCAGGGTATGCGCCGAGGATACCACAGCACAAGCGTGGGCCGTCGTCCATTCGCCTCACCGCTTGAATAGAATTTCGGCAAGAACCATGCCATGTTCCGCACTGTCCAGCAAGATCACCCGCAGGTTCTCGGTCGGCGCCAAGTCCGGTAAGAGGAACTCGGCATAATGGTTCGGATCTTCCGCCTCGACGCGCTTGCGTCGCCGGACGTGGCCTGTGAATAGATCTTCCCAGCGGAATTCAACAACCATCGATCCGCTTCCTTCGACGGTAAGGCGCGGGCAGTAAGGGGATTTCGTTAGCTCTGTCCGTTCTTGCCATCTGCGCTCTTGTTGTGATGCCCTGAAGTTACAGGGGTCTTCGTTCCGGTTGTGGCGCTTGTTCGCCCGCCTCCCAAGTGGGCGAACAAGCGCCATCCCGAGTCGGGATTAGAATCGCACGACGAGGCCTGTCGAGATCCGGACACCATTCGATGATATGCCGAAGTCACTCGCCTTGACATACGAGTAATCGACCTGGGCCGCCCGGATGGCCAAATGTTGGCCGACCGGAATATCCAGCCCTCCCCCAATGGCGGCGGAGAATCCGGTTGTCGAGGTGGACAAGCTCAATGCGCCGACGCTTCCGCTCACCATCGTCTGTGCGAGGCCGAACAACGCATGCACGTAGGGCGTGACCTTCTCTGCTCGAAACGCAAACTTCGGCCCGCCCTGAAACGATAACAAGCGGACGTTGGCTTGGACGGGTACGACCACAAACCCATTCGTGACGAGCACACTCTGACCCCAGTAATGGCCGCTGAAGTCGCCCTCGATCCCAAACCACGTGTTCACGTAGCCTGTCCCCGATACATCGAATCCTTTTCCCATGTTCGCGCCTTCGTGTCTTGCGAACGAATATCCACCGAACACTTCGGCACGATCCTGGCCGAAGGCGGCCACGGCAGAAATCAGAATCACCATCACCACAAAGCTGAGTCTTGTTGCATATTGCATTTGTATTCTCCTGTTGGTTTCGGTCGTTGGCGGTTTAACGTCACGCCGGACGGTAAGGTGTGTTATGTGAACGGGTGGACTAGGTTAAAAGGGGTGCCTCAACTGTTATCGTTCTTTAGTGCCGAGATCGTCTCCATCCTTTAAGGCACTGACATACATTTCTAGCAGGCGGATCTGCTCGGCCTGGAGGTCGATCCGATAGTCTAGCGCGAAGACGATGGCCCCTCGCCGGTGCAGATCCTCATGATGCTTCCGGCATAAGGGCAAAGCGCGATAATCGCTGCCCCCCGCGCCTCGCGTTTTGGTGTGGTGCGGATCCACGGATGCGGAGGGACAGAGCAGGCAGGGTTGGCGCTTGATATACCGGAGATAGTCCGGATCGGTCAAGCGAACGGGCTTCGGAAACGCCGGAACGTATTTGCTCATACCGCCACTCCCATTTGCTTGCGCAGATAATCCTCCAATCCTTTCGTGTGCAGATACTGGCAAAACTCGTGGACAAGTTCCCGGCAATCCCCTTCCAGTCCTGCATAGGGAAAGACGTTCATACTCTCGATACCTTTGAGGCGGACCATATCGTCTTCGTCGTCTTCGGCGAGCGTGGCGACGTGATAGCCGACGGACGACGCCTCAAACAACCAGGCCATGACCCGCCATTGGACGCTGGCCAGGTATCTGTCCGCGTCGAAGCGATCGGACGTTTTGAATTCGTCGATGTGGCTGCCAACAATGTGATCGCACTTACACACCAAGGTTACATCGTCCGCTTCGATCGACAGCGTCTTCGTCGTTTTGACCTCGAAGAGGCCCCCTGGAAGAATCCGTGTGCGCATTTCATCGATCGCTTTTGGCTCGAAACGGAAACCATCCCGTTCATAGAAACCGGCGAGGGACAACTGCGGTTGTTCGACACACGAGTGATAGGCGCGGCCCAGTCGGATGGCCGGCGTCGGTAGAAATTCGCCCTTAATGGACGCGATCAATTCCGACTCATCGAACCATTCGGTTTGGCGATAGAGCCGGAAACTTTCCAGCAGCGTGGCGTTAATTCTTAGTGGTCGGTTCATAACGTCACTGTTTGCTCGAGCTGGGGCGCGGTGAACAGTTGCTTCTCCTTATCGTAGCGGAAACCCAGCGCTTTGGATTTATCCATCAGGATTTTGGCGACCTGCGGATAGATTGTGGCACTCAACTGCTTGATCGCGGGAACGGCTTCGGTGAATTCCGCGGCTAGGGTGAAATCCGCGATCTTGACCTTCCAGGCCTCGACCTGAGCCGCTACGGTCGCGCTCGCCTCGCTCGCCTTCGACAAGGCCTCGCGGCCCTTCTCAAACAGTTGCGCCATGAAGGTGCGTGCCTGCTCAGGAGCGGGCACATTCCAGGCTGGCCACTGTGCCGGATTCTTGCCGAACCATCCCTCGCTTGGACTAAAGTCGAGCACGCGCTGTCGGCCGTTCATGTACAGGAAGCCGACGAAGTCCGCCAGACGCATCACCTCATCCTTCGAGGAGCCGGTGATGTCGGGCCGGTTGAACTTGTTATTTCCGTCGATCTCTTCTTTGTTGTGGGCGATGAACAAAATGTTTTTCCGCTGCGCCCGCAGGCGCGTGATCCAGGATTTGAAGTCCGCCTTCAATTGCCCGAATCCTTGCAGCGTCAGTGAACCGTTCTTGCCGTACCGGGGTGTGGAATCCATGACCAGCTCCCCCATGAGGTTCACACAGCTGCCGACCGGGTCGATGACGATGGTTGAGAATGGCTTGAAGATCTCCGCAGCGTGCGTCTGCAGTTCGCGCTGCTGTTCGATGTCCAACACGTTCATGCTGCGGCCGCGGTTCACCGCCCGGGCCAGGGCCGATTCGGTGTCGTAGTTCAGCACGATCGCATTGTCGGCAGAAAAACCCAGTGACGTCTTACCGAGGCCGGGCTGGCCGAACACCAGAAAAATGGGGGTTTCGACGACAATGGTTTCCGTTGCCTCGATGATGCGTAATCGCGATCCATTGACCGTGGACATGGGCTTTGGTTCCTTTCTGTCTTGGATTCCTAAACTGGCTTCCAATTGTTCCTTCAATCGTTGCCGCTGGGCGTCATCGCTCGCGAAGGATTCGATGGGCGTGCGGATCATTTTCCCCTCCCTGCAAAATGCCGTTTCTCGCATTGCGGGCAGGGCAGCCAGGCGAGAGGGTTCTCGCGATTGGCGCAGATGCAGCAGAACACCGCGCGATCCGGATTGCCCGAAGGTTCAGCGCAAGCTTCATTGCAGCTATCGCAATAGGTGAGATCCTCCGCGACCCGGTGGCCCGCGTCATCGACATTCGCGAAGGGATTGGCGTGCGTGTGGCTCTGAAACCATCCGAGATCGCCGGATCCCCCGCAATACGCGCAGTGAATGGTTTCGCGGTCCTCCAGCCGAGCCGGGGTAACCGGATCGGTGCGGATACCGCCATTAAAGGACTGGGAATAAAACCAGGTTCTCGCTTTCATCGGAATTCCTTTCGTTGACTTTCATGGGGTGTATGGTATAGCTAGACTATACTGAAGTGCAAGCGAAAAATAACAAACACAGATTTTTTATTTTTGTAGCCATGCGGTGGTAGTCTCAGTGGCGTATACCCCACGCATAGCAGGAGCTAGTGGAATGTCTGCAGTATTCTCATCAGCGCAACGCCAAAACTGGAAGCACCTTTTGGGCATCCGACTGCGCGAATTGCGCACCCAAGCTCATGGCGGGAAGGGCTATTCCCAGCAGAAAGCGGCCGCCACGATCCAGCGCACCGAGGCCTACCTCAATCGACTGGAAACGCGGATGGAAAGCGAGAATCCGACCATTGGGATGTTGCAGCAGCTCTGCGATCTTTACGGGGTCGATATCGGGGAACTGTTTCGGCCACTAGTGCGGGATACCCGCGAGGACAATCCTGAAGCGAAAGCGAAACTGGATTTCATCTTCGCTTCCGGCACCGAACGTCAACGCATCACGATTATGGAAATCCTCAATGCGATGTACGAACGGGTGAAAAAAGTAAAGAAAGAGATGTGAATTTTCCGTAAAGATCCTAAACACAGGCATGGCGGTGTGGTATATGTTGTCGCAATCGCTCCATCAGCTTCTGCCACACACTGCCGGAATCGGTTCGTGCCTGGAGGTATTCTTGTCCGCACCGATGGATCTGCATGCCAAGCTCGATGCGATCTTCCGTTCTGGCGAAGAAGACACGAATCATACCATCGCCGTCAGTGAAACCATCGATACGTTCTTCGATCGGATGGAAGCGAACGGCAAACGCGGCAACCCGGTGCCTCAACCGGACGTCGAATCCACGGTGGTGGCCACTCTCAACCCCATCCTGTCCGCTATGGGTTCGCCGAGACTTGCGGAGTGGTTGCTTGAAGACCATCCGCCGGACCTGATGTTCTGGTTCGGTCTCGGTCAATACGCCGCGCAACTCATCGAATCGGGGGATTGCCGTCTGGCTCAATTCGTCCGTTTCGCCGGGACGGGCTTGAACCGCATCTGTGCGGAAACAATCCTGAGAGAGATGAAGTCCATCGCATCGGTTCGCTCGAACGGCGAATGAACTTGACCTGAGATCAGGGTGGCTATACCCTAATCGGCATGCCCAGTCCGCCGAATGCCCCCAATCCCTACAACTGGCACCGGCTGCGCGAAGCCTATGAGCGGTTGAATACGCCGCAAATGCCGGCGACGCTCATTGCCGAGCGGATCGGCAAGAGTTGTGTGTTTGTGTGGAAGGTCATGACGGGCAAAAAGTGGGGATCCTTGGAGACGATGCTCCGGATTGCGGATTGTCTGGGCGTGCCGCATCACGAACTGGTCGGCGTTACCGGGCGCAAGAACGGCAAAAGGAGGAAGACGGCATGAGCGAATCGCCATTTTTGACCATCATTCAATGTGCCCAACGCGCCCATGTGGGCCGCA